CCGTGCTCTCCCGCTCGGTAGACCTGCACTTCCGCGCCATCGACCCCGAGGACATCTTGGGCCGGCTGGTGGCCATCTGCCAGGCCGAGCAGATCGGCGCCGAGGTGGAGGCCCTGCGCCTGGTGGCACGTCGAGCAGGTGGCGGGATGCGCGATGCCATCATGTCGCTGGACCGCCTGCGCCTGGCTGGGCCCGTGACCGTGGCCGGCTACGAGGCCCTCTACGGAGTCGGCATCGCTGCGCCGTCCTACCTGGCCGCCATCAGCGCTGGGGACCTCCCCGGTGCCCTGGGCATCGCCTCCGCCTACGCCAGCGGGACCGGTGGGCCAGAGCTGCTGGTGGACGAGGTGCTGGAGCTGCTGACCGAGCGCATGGCCGCCGGCACCGACGTGCGCACCGCCGTGGCCGCCACCCGCAAGCTCTGGGAGGTGCGTGCCCAGCTGCGCTCCCACCCCCTCGGCGCCCGAGCTGCCATCGGCGCGGTGACCGCCCAGCTGATGGAGGCCCTGGGCTCCAAGGTGGCGCACATCCACGGGGAGCACCCCAGCACCCAGCCCGCCCCGATCGACCTGGCCGCCGTGCTCGGCCGGAAATAACGCTTGCGCTTTCGTAAGCCTTGCCCTTAGGATGACCCCATGACCACCATCACCCCCGACACCCACCCGGCCGAGGTTCGCCGGGCCCCGCTGGTGCCCGCCTCGCGGTGTGGCATCCACGGGGACCCCACCTACGAGACCGGCCGCTGCGCCAGCTGCGACCGTGCCTACCGCAACGCCCTGCTGGACCTCATCGAGACCGGCAGCGCCACCGTGGCCCACCAGGCCGTGGTGGACGCCCGCCACCACTGGGAGCTGCTGCCTGACTCCGTGGAGCTGCGCCAGTTCCGGGCCGACTACACCACCGTCGCCGCTCGGAGGCTCCCATGACCGGCACCATCTGCCCCGCCTGTGAGGAGCACCACATCCACCCCGTGCCCCGGGGCGCCGAGTACCCCACCGGCTGGGGCTGCGAGAGCTGCGGAGCTGGAGGCCGAGACGCCGAGCTGGGCGACTACCCCTGCCCCGCCGTCTCCGTCAACGGCTACCGCTGCGAGCGCGTGGCCCACCCCGTGGACCGCATCGCCCACCGGGCCATCCTCACCAACGGCACCCAGCTGGTGGAGTGGGAAGATGGCCAGACCGCCACCAGCCCGCTGGTGACCTCATGAACGCCGAGGAGCTGGAGGTCGCCATCCAGTACGGCTGGGAGCAGGCCGCCGCCAACATCTACCACCAGACCGGCTACCGGGCCACGCCCGAGGAGGCCCGAGACATGGGAGCCGTGTCTGCCATGATCCAGAAGCTGCTCCGGGCACGCCTGGACACCGAGCAAGCCATCATCATCGCCCCGCACCGCTGGCTCGACCGCATGGAGGCTGGGCGCCCCATCGAGAGCCTCTACGGGATGGAGATTCACCGCACCAACGACACCGACCGGGTGCGCATCGCCTTCGGCGTGGAGCCAACATGATCCAGACCATCACCCCCACCAAGGAAGAGACGCTGGCCATGCGCCAGCTGCGAGAGCTGACCAAGACCCAGACCATGCTGCTGGGCGCCGCCGCCACCGACGACGTCACCTGGGCCCGAGCCACCAACCAATCCCACGCCCCGAGCTACCGCCTCTGGCTGACCCCGCACAAGCACAAGCTGGTGACCAAAACCGTGAAGCGCCTGGGGGAGCTGGAGCTGGTCAAGCGGACCTACTCCACCCACACCACCGGCACGGGCTACGTCACCCCCACCCGCCTCGGCTGGCTCTACCTGGCCGAGCGCTCCCACCTCCAGCTCTCCGCCCAGGAGGCCCACAACCGCTACGAGGGCTACGCCTGCCCTGGCTGCACCCGCCACATCGCCAAGTGGGACCTCATCCGCAAGACCGGTCGAGGCTGGTGCTGCTCCGTCTGCACCATGCGCCCCCTGGACGAGGAAGCCCGCACCACCAGGAGCCACCCATGACCTGCCCCCACGGGGAGCCAGACCCCAGCTGTTGCATCGACTGCCTGGAGGGACCCCCTGCCAAGGTCGCCCCCAACCTGCTCATCCGCTACACCGAGCTGGGCTGGTGCTGCGAGGACTGCGCATCTGCCCCACCCCCCTGGAAGCCACCCCGGCTCTAGCACCCATCCATCCCCCACCACACGTAACCACGCCAGTAGTTTCCTACCCATGCCCGAGCCAGACCCTGTAGACCAAGCATGGGCCGACGTGGCCGCCAACCTGGACACCGCCCCTCAGGTGCCCCAGTACCTCACCGTCAAGGACGTGTCCCGCCTGGTGAGGGTCCACCCCGACACCGTGCGCACCTGGGCCAAGACCGGCTCCCTGCGAGGGACCAAGGTCCCAGGCCAAGGGCTCTGGCGGTTCGCTCGCCAGGACGTGCTCGACTTCATGGCCCTGGGGCGCCCAGCTCCACCCGAGTGCCAGCACTGTGGCTGCACCGGTCATCTCCCATCCGCCTGACGTAGGAATAGACCCATGCTGACTCCCTACGACGAGACCGAGCTGCGGCTGATCTACGTGGTGCTGGTGCTGCTCACCGCCATGGTGACCACGGCGCTGCTCACCTACACCGACCTGCGCCGGTACGAACGACCGGGCCACCGCCCGGCCGCCTGGTGGCTCTCGCACCTGCGCCGCCGGCTGAACGTCCTCACGCTCTGCGCCACCGTCCTGGCCACCGCCTGGGCAGCTGCGTGGGCTCTGTCGTGAGCGCTCTTGACGTCCACCGCTTCTGGGTGGGCGAGCCCTCCCCGATGGGCTACTTCACCGCCAACGCCATCCGCTCGACCATGGGTGAGCACGTACTCCAGGACTGGGGCGCCAACGTGTTGCCCGTGCTGAGTGAGGCCCTGGGCTCCGACGCCGCCGCCAAGCTGACCCAGGACCCTGACCCCCGGCACATCTCCAACGTGGTGCGCTACGTGCTGCTGTACCGGTTCGGGGGGCTCTGGCTCGACCACGACGTGCTTCCCCTCATGGACATGCGCTCCCCGTCGGACAGGCACCCGTGGACCGCTGGGTTCCGAGCCCCGCGCTACAGCCGGGAGGGCTGCGCAATGTTCTTCCCTGAGCCGGGCCACCCCATGCTGGTGGACCTGCTCAACGCTTCCATGGAGGAGCCTGAGCTGGAGGAGATCCGCACCGGAGGCTCCGCCGCAACGAGGGTTGTTCCCCGGAGGCTCCTGACGAGCCCTGCCCGCTCGGGCTCGCACGTCCTGACCGAGGTGGGCCAGCGCTACCCCACGGTGCGCATCGAGGACACCGTACTGCCCTACGACTCCAAGGGGCGCCTGGTCAACCGCCGCCGGCCGATGGCCGTGCATCTCTGGGAAGGCTCCCGCCCATGACCACCCGCCCTCTGGCCATCATGGCGCTGGGTCTCTTCGGCGCCGCCGCCCTGGTGACCGCCGCCGCTCTGACCAACGAGGCAGTCGGCTCCGTCGGCAGGCATGGCGGGGCTAGGTGGGTCAGGTTTCGCCGCGGACCACGAACAGCCGACCTACAACGCTGCCGGCCGCTGGCCCGCCAACGTGATCCTGGGCCACCACGACGAGTGCATCGAGGTGGACACCTGGGAGTGCCACCCCGCCTGCCCCGTGGCTGCCCTGGACGCCCAGGCCGGCAAGGGCGGCGCCAGCAGGTTCTTCTACTGCCCCAAGACCTCCAAGGCCGAGCGCAACCGGGGCATGGCTCCGGGCAGCACCAACACGCACCCCACCGTCAAGCCCATCGCCCTCATGCGCTACCTGGTGAAGCTGGTGACCCCGCCCGGTGGGACCGTGCTGGACCCGTTCGTGGGTTCCGGCACCACCGCCATCGCCGCCTACCTGGAGAGCTGCCCCGTCATCGGCATCGACCGAGACGACGACGGCACGCACCTGGCCATCGCTGCCCAGCGCCTCATCGGCCACGGAGCCACCCCCACCATCGCCGCCCGTGGGCTGCCCCAGCTCATGGACTGGCTGACGTGGCCACCCCGACCTGACGTAGGGAGTACCACATGAGCAAGAAGAAGCCCACCAATAGAGCTGCCAACCGGCGCGCCACGCCCTCCCGCAAGGCCCAGGAGCGTGCCGAGACCGAGGCCCAGCGCAACGCCATGCTGCGCCTGCTCATGCACGCCGTCGACAAGGCCGGCGGGACGCTGATCGTCACCGTGGAGGACCACGCGGCCATGCCCTTCAACGCCGAGCTGCGCTCCACCACCCGCTCCGAGGACGGCGCCCAGGTGCTCACCCTGGTGAAGCCCGCTCCCCGTGACATCGAGGTGAAGTACGCCTCGGGGCCTCCGGGCTCCACGTTGCCCCCCGGGCTCCAGGCCGCCATCGACTCCGTCAAGGAGACCGAGCGGGCCGCATCACCGCCGCCGGCCGCCGCCCTCGCTGCCCGGCCCATCCGCACCAGGTGCTGACCATGGCCGACAAGCGCATCCCCACCCCCGCACAGGCTCAAGCGCTGCGCCGCCTGGAAGGGCGGGAGACCCACCACATCCATGAGAGTACGGTGGACGCTCTGCTCTCCCGGAAGTGGGTTCGGCGCTCTACCCCCGCCCAGCGCATCCGAGAATACGACTACCGGCTCGTCCGCATCACCGCCGCCGGCCGCCGAGCCTTGCACCGGTACGACTGCGCCGAGGAGGAGGTCTGACCATGGCCAACAAGCGCATCCCCTCTCCCGCCCAAGGCAAGGCTCTGGCCGTGCTGGAGACGTTCGACCCCACCCCCTGCACCACCCGCAAGCCCAACCCCCGCCGGCTGGGCTCCGAGGCCATCCACATCTCTGGGACCGTGGCCCGCACGTTGGAGCTGGACGGCTGGGCGCGCCGTTCCAAGCCACACGAACACGCCACCCACTGGGACGTCCGCATCACCCTGGAAGGGCGCCAGGCCCTGGACCGCTGGAACCACCGCCGCGCCCAGCTCGACGCCAAGGCCGGTGCCGTGCGCGCCCTGGCCGAGGCCACCAAGGTCGACCGCTGGGAGCTTGGGGCCGGCGCCGAGCCCGTCTTCGTGACCCCGGCCGGCGATGGCGTCTACTTCTCGGAGCTGGGCCACCGCTCCGTCCCTCCGGTACTCGCTGCCCGAGCCCGTGCCGCTCTCACCAAGCTGATCCAGGAGAAGACCCCATGAGCCACGACCACACCCCATCGCGGAGCTACGCCACGATCGAGCTGCGCAAGACCCGCGGCCGTCAGAAGTTCCGCTGGCGCCTGCGCACTGTTGGCCGAGCCACCCAGGGACCCGAGGAGAGCTACACCAGCCCCACCCACGCCCTGCGCATGGCCAGGAGGGGGACCGGCTTCGTGCTCGACTACGCCGACCTCTCCGACCCCGCCTTCGTGAAGCTCTGTGGCCACAACCCGTACTACGCCATCGAGGTGGTGGGCTGGAGCCACAAGCAGGCCGCCACCGTCTTCGGGGAGGACGACCTGGAGGCCGCCGCCCGCCTCCGGGAGATGGACGAGCTGCCGCCCTTCCCCTTCCCTCTGTGAGCGCCGGGGAGGACCACCCGCTGCCGAGCCACCCAGAGACGCTGCGACGGCTCCACGCACGCCTGGAGCCACGCCACATCGAGCTGCTCCAGGCCCTGGCTGACGCCGGCAAGCCCAGCACCACCGCCGAGCTGGCCGAGGCCCTCGGCCGCAAGACCCAGCGGAGCGTCTCGGCCCTCGCCTACGCCCTGACCGCTCGCTACCTGGTGATCCACACCCCCACCCAGCGCAACAAGGCCGACCAGGTGCCGGCGCGCTGGGCCCTCTCCACCCGGGGCGCCGCCGTGCTCCGCATCCACCACGACTCTGCCTGACGTAGGAACCCCACCATGAAGCAGAACGCCACCACCGCCGCCCAGCTCCGAGCATGGAAGGACCGGGCCAAGACCCTGCGCCGCCAGCGTGACGAGGCCCGCCGCCTGCTCGACCAGTCCGAGGAGGCCCAGAGCGAAACCGAGGTGAGCAACACCCTGCTGGCCGCCAAGCTGGCCGAGCTGGAGGTGAGCCACACGGGCCAGGCCACCATCATCCGAACCCTGAGCAACGACCTCCGCCACGCCCGGTCGGAGCAGCGCAACCTCGCCATCGACCTTGACCAGCTCCGCCGCGCCAAGGATGCCAGCGAGGCCCTGGCCCAGGCCGCCGCCGCTGACCAGGCCGGCACCATCCGGGACCTGCGCGTTGACCTCCGCCGAGCCACCCACGTCAACGTCGAGATGCCCGGGGGCATCTACGCCGTCCAGGACCACTTCGACGCCCTGAACGCCCAGGAGCGCACGCCCAACTTCGGCGGCATCCTGCCCACCGACCTGCTGGGCGACGGGCCCCAGCGCACCCACGACCTGCGGGACATCGACCCCCAGCCCAGCGTCCACGAAGCATCGAGCAGCGAGCGTCTCAACTGGTTCGCCCGCAAGGCCCAGCGCACCGAGCTGCTCGACCTGCTGGAGGCTGCCTGGGGCATCATCGCCAACGCCGGCCCCATCGAGGTGGGCCCGCCCACCGCCACCCCGGGCTGGTCCGAGGCCGCCCTGCGCTTCCGAGAGGGCTACCACGACCTGCTGGGCCGCCTGTACCCCTCGGAGCCCACCGACTCCGAGCTGCTCGACTCTCGCGCCGCCCAGGCCCTGGCCGAGTACCAGGAGCGCACCGGGCTGACCGACGAGCAGGTGGCCGCCCTGACCGCCCGGGGGCTGCTCGACGCCATCGACGCCCCGCTGGCCGACTCCACCCCCGAGGAGCTGGCCGCCCTCGCTGCGCTGGCCGAGGAGCTGGCGCCCCTGCGGGACTACGAGCCCATGTCCACGCCCGCCGGCATCGTCACCCAGGACACCGAGACCGGCGAGGTGGTGAGCGGTACCAGCGCCCCCTACGAGGCCGCCACCGTGCCCATGGTCGACCCAGAGCTGGAGTTCCAGGTGGTGGCCGCCAACCCGATGGACGCCATATACATCCCCGAGGAGGAGGGCGCCGAGCTGCGGGAGGGTGAGAGCTGGGAGGACATGAACGAGCGCCACGCCGCCTACGCCCAGACCTCGGCCATCGGCACGCCCAGCATCGGCACCGATCGCATGGAGCTGGTCACCGAGCGGGTGGCCACCTTCGCCAAGGACCAGGACACCTACCTCCGTAGCCTCGCCGCTCTGCCCACCCCGTGAGAGGCTCCCGCCGCAAGCGCACCCTGTCGAGCGTGGCCGGCGGGTGGAAGATGGCCATGCCCTGGACCGAGCGGGGCGGCCACGCCATCATGATCTTCAACACCGGGGACCGGCACCTGCCCTTCCGCTGGTGCGTCTGGGCCCTGCCCCACCGCAAGGGCCAGCGCCCCGTGGAGCGTGGGGACGCCGAGACCAAGCGCCTGGCCGAGAGCCAAGCACAACAAGCCATCGCATACAGGAGAAGGTAACGACGTGGCACGATACAAGCCCAAGACCACCGTGGGTAAGCAGGTGGCCAACCTGGCCGAGATCGCCAAGGACGACGACGGCACCGGCTGGGGGGTGAAGCTGCCCGGAGGCTGGCTGCCCACGCTCTCCGTGGACCAGGGAGCCATCTCCGAGGCCCCCACCGTGAAGCTGCGGCGCGAGGCCGGCGACACCTACGACGCCGTGCTCCGCCACGTCGACAAGGTCACCGAGTTCGGACGCCTGGCCGACGAGCCCACCCAGGCCGTGGTCGCCGCTGCGCTCGCCGGCTGGGCCCGAGAGCTGCTGGCCACATGAGCCCGACCATGGAGGACGTCTCCGCCGCATCCAACGGGGGATGCATCCTGGGCGGAGCCATCACCACCGTCGTGACCCTGTTCTTCGTCCTCGGGCTCGCCCTGGGCCGCTGCACCGCCCCCGACGTCACGACCGAGCAGCGCAAGACCCACGCTGCCGTCTGCGAGCTGCTCGACCAGGTGGGCGCCGACACCGACGACGGCACCGCCAACGAGTTCTGCCCGTGAGCGACCGCCCCGGCCCCCTCGGCGTCATCATGACCGCCATGCCCGGCCGACACGCCGAGGCCCTGGCCGTTCTGGGAGCCCTGCGAGAGGCCGGCTGCCTGCGCTCCACGCCCGCCGACTGGCCGCCGGTACCGCCCGATGGGGTGGTGGTGGCTGACGTGCGACTGGTCGACTACCTGGACTCCAACGGCTCCGCCATGTTCGGCATCCGCTACGACGATTCGATGTCCTACACCCAGGCACTCGGGCTCTTCACCATGGCCAGCGAGACCGTGCTGGCCACCTGGAGAGCGAACAAGCCGACGTGAACGCCCCCACCACCGACGAGCTGCACCCCTCCACCAACGTGGTGCTCTTCTCCCCCGCCTGGAGCGCCCGCCCCGTCTTCCACCGCTTGGGCTACCACTTCGATGACGATGCGTCTCCGGCGCACCTTGAGCGCCTGGAGGTGCCCGAGGGATTCGACGTGACCGTGGTTTCCACCCCGTGCGGCTCCATCGTGCGGGCCAACTGGTGGCTGGAACCCCGCAACCGTGGCATCCCCACGTTCTCCGCCACCTACGAGCACCCGTTCTCCATCGTGGAACTACGGTTGGACCAGGCCGCCTCGTTCGGGCGCCCCTGCCGCCGCTGTTTCGACGTTCCCGCCGCCGATGACGTAGGACCACCATCATGACCGACCTCCAGCCCTGCTCCCCGTGTCGAGAGGGCAACCACGACACCTGCGAGGCCACCGGAAACCCCTTCTGCGGGTGCCGCAAGGCCAACCACAACGGAGCCCTGGCCGGCCCGGTGGTGGCACCCATCTCCGAGGTGCTCGCCGCTGGCCAGCGCGCCCCCCGCCCAGTGGTGGCCGAGGTGGCCGCCCAGCCCGCCCCGGCACCGGGGCCCGTGGCCGCACCCGCCGCGTCCATCTCCGACCTCGCCGGCTCCATCTCCGACCTGGTGCTGGCCCAGCTGGCTCCGGTCCTCGGCACCGACGAGCTGCCCCAGCTTGACGACCTGGAGGCCGACGACGAGCCCGAGGCCGTGCTGATCGACATTCCAGACCGAGGGCAGGCAGGGTTCTCCGAGCCCGCCGCCCCGGCTCCGGCGCCGACCCCTACGGCACCGGAGGCCCCCGAGGATGATGCGACCTCGGGGGCAATCTCGCCCCCCACCTACGTCTCCATCCCCATGGTGGCCGAGCGGGACCCCTCGCTCTACGCCAGCGTCTGGGACTCCGACCAGGCCCATTTCGCTGAAGAGCTGCCCGCCGTGGGCTACGACCCCGACCCCAACCAGGACGCCATCGAGGACGCCCAGGAGCCCGAGCACACCTACGCCGGCACGCCCGAGGAGCCCTACGCCTGCGCCTGCGGGGCCAACCCCGGCACGCTCAACAAGCTGGGGAGCCACCTGGGCATCACCGCCGACGTGGACGCCATGGCCGAGCTGGGCAAGGCCGCCGTCCCCAACCAGCTCGCCCAGAGCGATACGCTGCCCGTGGATACGCCAGCCCCCGAGGGCCAGCCCGATGGCATCGACACCGCTGGGCTGGCCCTTGACGGCTCCCGGGCCAATGTGCCGACCATCGAGGCCGAGTACCTGGACGAGCGCACCGGCACCATCATCGGGCTGGTGGTGGCCAACGGCTGCCTGGTGGAGGTCCACCAGGAGGGCGAGGGCACGTTCATCACTTTCACCCGGGATGACCGCACCGCCGGCCCCTACCCAGTGGCGGAGCTGCCCGAGGCCACGCCGATCATCACCTACCTCTGCTCTGTGGAGCCCCTCTCCCCCGAGGGCATCACCAAGGCCCTGGAGGATCTGCCCGAGCCCGAGACCGCCATCGTGGGAGCCCCCGAGCCCCGCACCTTGGCCGAGCTGGAGACCTTCGGGGAGCCCACCCCCGAGGACGCCGACGTGCGCTCCATGGCCCTGGTGGCCGACACCGTGCGGAGCGCCTTGGAGGCCGACGAGTTCGGAACCTCCAACATGCTCGCCGCCACCACCCCGTGGCGCCTGGTGCTGGTGAACGGGGACACCGGCATGGTCTGGGAGGCCCTCTACGACGACGACCAGCTCCCCACCGAGGTGGCCGACAACCTGCTGGAGCACTTCGGCTTCGCCCCGTCGCCCATCGACGCCGAGCATCCTCCGGTCCCCAGGCCGTCACCGCCCCCTGTCGCCTCCCACTCGGGAGCGAGCATGGCGTCTCTGGCCCGCACCTCCACCGAGCGCCCCACGCGCATCCAGGTGGCCCGCATCGCCACCGAGTGCTCCAGCTGCCTCCAGACCATCGAGCCCGGCGAGACCATCGGCTTCTTCTCCGGGGCCGGCTGGCGCCACCTGAGCCACGCATGAAGCTCGACCTGAGCGCCGCCATCGACCAAGCCATTACCGCCGCCCTGGCCAAGACCGGGTACACCGATCCGGGGGTGGCCGCCATCTCCGCCGAGCGCGCCCGGGTGCTCGGCCAAGGCCGCTGGACCACTGAGCACGACCGCACTCAGCACACCCACGGGGAGCTGGTCGACGCCGCCATCTGCTACCTCATCGGCCACGGTGCCGACAAGGACCGGGCGCCCTACGAGAGGGCGCCAGGACGCTGGCCCTGGGACGCCGAGGACTTCCGCCCGGGTGACACCGGCAACATCGACGCCGACCGTCTACGGGACCTGGAGCGAGCCGGCCAGCTCATCGCCGCCGAGATCACCCGCCTGAGCACATCCGCTGGGCTGCTGCCCCTGGAGGGCGAGCAGGCATGAGCTTGCTGCTCCACGCCGACAACGCCCCGGTGAGCGACGACGCTGCCTACGAGGACGCCGTGCGCCTCTCGCTGGAGCACACCATGCGCCAGGCCCGAGCACTCCAGCAGCGCTACCTGGCCCTGCCCATGTCCATGGCCCCCATCGTCAACCGGCTCTTCCCCTCCGAGGTGCCAGAGTGGTCCGAGGGATTCTGCTACGCCCCGGGCTCGCACATCCCCCACGACGGCAAGGTGGTGGTAATCTGCCTGCTCAACAAGGGCCACGCTGGGCCCTGCGGCGGAGCCGAGGAGATGCGGAGGGTACGCCGAGACCCCATGGCCCTGGCTCACTCCCCGCTCCCCAAGGCGTGGCTGACGGACCCCAAGACCTCCAGAGCCGATGCCGCCATGTTCCCGGGCCAGGTGACCATGGACACTGGAGCGTGAAGACCGTGCTGCGCTGCCCCGACTGCGGCCACGGCGTCTACCGCCACGCACCTGCCGACAAGGACAACCCCGTCCCTTCCAGGAGAAGCCGCCGTGGCCACCCCGAGGCCGGCTGCTCCGTTCCAGGCTGCACCTGCAAGCTCACCCGGGTGCCCGGTGGCTGACGCCGAGCTGGTCCACACCGGCGACGAGATGGCCGCCGTGCTCTCCCAGGGCCGGGACCTGGCCGACCGCCTGACGTCCACCCACGCCACCGTCTTCGCCGGCTCTGCGGGCGTGCGGGACCTCTACGTGGACGTGTTCCGAGAGCTGATTAGCGAGGCCGAGACCGTCCCTGGCTACGGGACCGCCATGGCCCTGCTCATCGAGCGCTACGCCTTCGTCTGGGCTACCCAGAAGGCCGCCGACACCCAGGAGAGCCCCCTGTCGGCCCGCGACTACGAGGGGCTCATCCTGCGGTTCCGCCAGCTCTGGGAAGCGCTGCTGAAGGCCCGAGACGACCGCCAGGCCGACCAGACCTTCAAGGCCCAGTTCGTGACCCAGTTCATGCGCACGTTCTCCGAGGTCTGCGACGAGGTGCTGGAGGAGGAGCAATCCACCGAGATCCAGCGCCGAGTGGTGGACCGCATGCGCACATCGGGCGCCGCTGACCGAGTTCGTTGACGTAGGACTAGGGCATGACCCGTGCAGAGTTCCGCCGCGCCGAGCGCCAGGCCCAGGCCGACCGAGCCTTCCTGGCCAGCTTCCCCAAGCCCGCCCCCACCACCCGCACCAGCCCCGTGAACATCTGGGCGTGCGCCAGCTGCCAGCTGCCAACCGTGGCCATCGACGCCCACCAGGGCGTTACCCCGATGGCGCTGGTCTGTCGAGCCCGCCTGGGCGACTTCGGGCCCGACGGCTCGCCTGTGGTCGATGAAGACGCCCTCTGCGGAGGCCGGGCCATGTCCACCATGTACGTGCTGCCCGACCCCGAGAGCACGCCCGACTGGGTGGCGCGCCTGCTGGCCGATCCGCCCTGGGAGTGGTACTGCCCCACCGACTTGGCCGAGCTTCGCTCGCTCGATGGGGAGACCACCGACCACGTCAAGCGGGGAGGGCTGCTGCTGCGCCGGCGCCCCGGTCACGGCTTCGACCCCACCGCCGAGGCCGTGGCCGCCGACTCCGAGCCCATCCAGGCCGGCCGCTGGAAGCGCTTCTGGGCTGGGCTGGCCCGATGACCCAGCACTACCTCCCCGAGCGCACCTGGGACATCTACGAGGACCATGCACCCCGAGCCCTGGCCCGCCTGGGCCGGCACTCCGTCCACGCCGCGGTCTGCTCGCCGCCGTACTTCCGCAAGCGGGACTACGACCCCAACGACCCCGACTGGCTCCAGCTTGGCCAGGAGGACCAGCCCGAGGACTACGTCACCAACCTCGCCAACTGCTTCGATCCGCTGCTGGGCCCCGATGGCGTGCTCGACCCCCTCGGCTGCCTGTTCGTGAACATCGGAGACACCCGGGCCGGATCGGGCGGTCCCGGTGGGGACTACAACGCTGGAGGGCTCCGAGAGGGCCAGCCCGGCTACGTGGGCTCGGGCCGCCGTTCGGTCCACCGCCCTGACCCTCGCCTCGGCTTCGACCGCATCGAGGGAGGGGTGACCGGGCGCCGTGGCCACGGCACCAACCGCCTGACCGCGCACAAGCCCAAGGACTTGATCGGCGTGCCCTGGCTCTTCGCCCAGGAGATGAAGCGCCGGGGCTGGTGGTGGCGAGATGACATCATCTGGGCCAAGCCCAACCCCATGCCCGAGGGTCCCCAGGACCGCACCGCGAACACCCATGAGTACCTCTGGCTCTTCACGCCGAGCCCGACGACGTGGTGGGACCACTACGCCATCCAGGAGCCCGCCGTGCCCCGCAAGATCCCCCGCAAGGGGCTGGCACCGCTGCACCTGCTCACCCCCAAGCGCCTGCGGCGGAGCGTCTGGACGATCCCGGTCTCCGCTGGCTACCGCTCGCCCACCACCGGCGCCCACTACGCCACGTTCCCCGAGGCCCTGCCCCGTCGTTGCATCGAGGCCGCAACCCCCGAGATCGGCGTCTGTCGCATCTGCGGAGCCCGCCCCGAGCGCATCACCGAGCGGGACCCCGCCACCAAGCAGCTCAACCATCGGGGCTGGGACACCTGCGCCTGCTGGGACCCCGTGGGGGCCACCGTGCTCGACCTCTTCAACGGCGCCGGCACCACCGGCATCGCTGCGCTGCGCCATGGGCGGAGCTACGTGGGCATCGAGCCCGTGTCGGCCAACGTCACCATGACCGCCGAGCGCATCGCCAACGAGCTGCCGGTCCTGGCCATGGCGGGCACCACCCACCGAGAGGCCGTAGCGTGATCCCCATGGACGACCAGGCCGCCGCGATCTACTCCCTGGAGCGTGCCCAGGACGCCGCCGCCTACGTGGCTGCACGCCTGCAAGACGACCGCCTCGGCCAGGCCGCTCTGGTGCGCACGATCGGGAGCCCTGCCGACCTGGTCCATGGGCTGACCCGCCTGGCCGAGCAGCTGGCCGTGGAGCTGGGCCGTGCAACTGACCGATCCCCAGCGGAGGTCTGCGCCTCTGTGTGCGCGCTCGCCGCCCTGGGCATCGAGGCTCGCAAGGGCGGCCATCCCTCGGCAGGCTCACCGCCGCCTGGTTGACTGGAGGGGACCCCCAACCCCCACCAGGAGACGGCATCATGGGATACGCCTACAAGCGGGTAGCCACCTGCCTCAACGTCCTGCGAGACGAGATCAAGGCCCGCTGGCCAGGCCGGGACACCGCCTCGGACGGAGCCCTGGGCGACCAGCAGCACGCCGCCCGCAAGAGCGACCACAACCCCAACGCCGCCGGAGTGGTGCGGGCCCGAGACTTCGATGAAGACGGCATGGACGCCCCCTGGGTGGTGGAGCACCTGCGCCTGCTCGGGGCCCTGGGTGACCGCCGGCTGGTGCCCGAGGGCTACATCATCTACGAGGGCCGCATCACCGGGGCCGGCTCTGTGCAGTCCAAGCGCTGGAACAGCTGGCGCCGCTACACCGGGACCAACCCCCACGACAAGCACTTCCACGTCTCCTGCACCCAGACCCCTGGAGCTGCCGGCTACGACTCCGAGGCCAGCTGGGGCATCGCTGGGGGCCACGCCCTCCAGCCCACCGAGGCCAGCGTCTTCGACATCGGAGCCCGGGGCCACGCCGTGTCGTTCATCCAGTCGGCCCTCAACTGGCTCGCCCGGTACCGCATCCCCGACTCCGGCAAGGGCATCGGGGGCCAGGTCAAGGTCACCGGCATCTACAACAAGCAGACCAAGACCGCCGTGCGGGAGTTCCAGCGCTTCTGCAACCAGTTCCTGCGCTACATCGGGCGCCCTGCCAACGTGACCGAGGATGGCATCGTGGGACCCCAGACCCTCCAGCTCATGAGCGAGTGGTCCGAGGTGGTCTTCGCCAAGAGCTAGGGTTGCCCTGGTGACGAGCTGCGGAGCACGCGCCTAGCAGAGCCCCCGGGAGCGGACCCCCGGGAGCGGACCCCCGGGGGCTCTTGCACATCTAAGGGGACTTTACCGGAGTAAATATCTCTACAAATGTGCGAGAAACACTTGCGCAACCGCAAGCCATGACCGATACTGGGTACATGGAAGCCACCACCAAGACCATCGCCAAGCCCCCCGCCACCACCTGCGTGCCGATCCCCAACGCCGGCTGGACCTTCACGGTCCTGGTCGACGGGGTCACCGAGCTGGGCACCTACGCCAAGCTGACCCACCACGTCACCCGCCGCTGCTTGGGCTGGAGCTGGACCGCCGCCAACGGCACCACCGGCACCGCCAAGAGCGAGCTGAAGGCCGTCGTGACCATCCGCACCGAGGCTGGTCTGTGATGGCCGCCCCCGCCGTCCGCGTCCGAGACATCACCGGCCGCCTGGGCTACGTCGAGCCAGCCATGGTCGATCTGACCAACCCCACCCCCGCCACCGTCCCCGTCCGCTTCGGTGGTCTGACCGGCTACGTCATGACCAAGCCCCAGCTGCTGGTGGTGGTCCGATGAGCACCTACCAGCTCCCGCTCGTTGACCTGGTGAACCTCGCCGCCCAAGCCTTGGCCAGCGTGGAGAAGCGAGCCCGCACCGCTTGCAAGCGGGCCACCGGCCAGGAGGCTCTCCGCCCCGGCATGGGTTCGCCCGCCCACTGGGCCCGAGAGGCTGACCGCCTGGACGCGCTGGCCCGCCGCTACGCCGTCAAGCTGGCTGACCTCCAGGCCCGCCTGGACGCCGAGACCAACAACCCCGACCCGTTCTAAGGAGCCCACCATGACCAAGACCCTTGCCTTCCGTATGAGCGACGAGGACCACACCCAGGCAACTGTGGCCGCCCAGCTGGTCGGGGAGAATCTGACCGACTTCATCCGCGCCGCCGTCTCGGACCGGGTGGAATCCGTCAAGGCTGACCCCTCAACGAGTGCCAAGGCCATCGAGCTGGCGCGCAAGCTCGACGCCGAAAACGCCCGAACCATCTCCAGCTTGGCGGAGTTCACCGCCATGCCCACCCAAGTGGCACCGCCGAGCTGACCCCACCACCTACCATCGACTCTGCCGGCTCTGTGGCTTCCACCCTCCGGGCCGGCTGAGGGTAAGAGCCCCCGCACCTCCCTGGGTGCGGGGGCTCTGCTCGTTAGGCTCCGAGGACCATGCCGGGACTTGTTGACGACCACGACTGGGCTCTGGCCACCCGCACGCTGGACGCCACCGTCTCCACCCGGGAGGCCGCCCGCTCCGACGACCCCTTCGAGATCGAGCCGCTGCCGCTGGACGACTGGCTGGCCGACCCGTTCTACTCCAACCACGGCTTCACCCTGGGGCCCGAGCAGCTCCACGTCATGCGCCACATCGAGTACGTGCTCTACCCCGAGGACTGGGCCCGCCTCGGCTGGACCCGCGACGACGTGCGCCTGGTCCACCTCATCTGCTTGAAGTGGGGCAAGGGCTCGGGCAAGGACACCATCTCCCAGGTGGGGCTGCTGCGCATCGCCTACCTGCTGCAATGCCTGCGCTCGCCCCAGAACTACTTCGGCATCGGCACCCACTCCGTCATCACCATGCTCAACGTGGCCCTCTCGGCGCCCCAGGCCAGCTCCGTGTTCTTCAACCCGCTGAAGGCCATGGTGGACGCCAACATCGAGGCCAAGGGCTTCTGGTACGGCCGGGCGGCGCCCAGCGGGCAGCTCATCACCTTCGACAAGGGGCTGGAGCTGGTCTCGGGCCACTCCAAGACGGGCTCCCAGGAGGGCAAGAACCTCATTGCCGGCGTGGCCGACGAGATTGCCGAGTTCCTCACCAAGGAGGAGCTGGAGAAGCGCTCCCGCTCCGCTGCGGGCCGTGAGCCCCAGATGTCGGCCGAGGCCCTGGACACCATGCTGCGCACCTCGGGCCGCTCCCGCTTCCCCCAGACCTTCAAGGCCATGTACCTGAGCTGGACCCGCTTCACCGGGGACTACATCGAGCAGCTCTACAACGAGGGCGAGAAGGAGCTGGCCACCGAGGGCACCACCTCCGAGTGGTACATCTCCCACAAGGCCACCTGGGAGGCCAACCCCACGCGCACCCGCGAGGACTTCGACGCCGACTACCGCAAGAACCCCGAGGACTCGGCCGCGAAGTACGAGTGCAAGCCGCCGGCATCCCGGGACCGCTTCTTCCGCAACCTGGTCTCGCTCGGGTTCGCCTTCCCCGAGCGCGTCTGGTCCTGGCCCGATGGGGACGAGACCTCGGGCCCGGTGCGCTACGAGTACCGCTACGGGCCCGACCCCGACTCCCCGAGCATGACCGGGTGGCAGGCCGTCTACGAGTTCCACCCCGACTGGCGCCCGATCACCTGGAGCCCCGTCGCGGTCCACATCGACCTTGCGTGGACCGGCGACCGCGCCGGCATCGGCATCTGCCACGTTGCCGACTACGTCCACGCCCCCGACACCGGCGACGACAACCCCAACCCCATCCCCATCCCCGTGGTGGAGCTGGACCTGGCCCTTCCGCTGCCCCAAGGCCCAGAGGGGGAGATCGAGCTGCGCTGGGCGCGCCAGCTGGTCTTCCGCATGGTGGAGGCCGGCTGGTGGGTCGCCTACGTCTCGCTGGACGGCTACCAGAGCGTGGACACCATCCAGACCATCAACGCGTACCTGGGAGCCAACCCCGCCGCCAAGGGGGTGAAGGAGGAGCGCAAGAAGGTGGCAGAGACCTACTCGCTCGACCGCACCACCGAGGGCTACGACACGCTGAAGTCCATGATCTACGGCCGTACGTTCCGGGGCTACCGGCTGCCGCGCACCTTGGACGGCCGGCGGGCCACCGATGCCGAGGTGGAGGCCGAGGACCCTCGCCTGGAGGAGTGCATCCACTGGCGAGAGCTGAAGGCCCTGGAGCGCCTCGGGGGGCTCTCCAGCCACGCCAAGGTCGACCACCCGCCCTACGGCTGCTTCACCGCCGAGACCCGCATCCCGCTCCTGGACGGCACCTTCCCGACGATCGGGGAGCTGGAGGGTCGCCAGGTCTGGGTCTACAGCACCAACGCCGAAGGCAAGTTCCGCCCAGGACTTGCCCGTGGGCGCTACACCAAGCACGTCACCGAGTTGGTCGATGTGGTGCTGGACTCCGGCGCCGTGGTGCGCTGCACCCCTGAGCACCGCTGGCAGCTCCGAGACGGCAGCTACAAGGCCGCCAGCGAGCTGCGCCCCGGCATCGACCGGCTCATGGCGCTGAACCAGACCTGGCCCGTCAACGGTGGCTACGAGCGCCTCACCGACCGAGATGGCTACCGGGAGCTGACCCACCGCCAGGTCTCGGCCCACGTTCATGGTCCGATCCCCGATGACTGGCTGGTCCATCACCGCAACGAGGACAAGACCGACAACCGCCCGGAGAACCTGGAGCAGGTACCCCCCGGCGACCACGCCGCTGGACACACCGCTGAGCGCTGGGCCAACGATCCGGCGTACCGGGTCGCGGTGGCCAAAGGTCTCCGCGCCTTCAATGAATCGCCCGAGGGCCGTGCCAAGCACGCTGCCGCCATGCGTCGGACCAACGAGGCCAAGACCCCCGGGGCTCTGCGTGCTGCCGCTGAGGCCCGAGCAGCGTTCCGCCACGACATCGGGCTGGCCCAGCTCGACGCCCTGCGAGACGACCCCGAGGCCACCACGGCCAACACCGCTGCACGCATCCTGGGGTGCGGGCGCAACGTCGTGGTCCGGGTCCTGCGAGACCACGGCCACGCCACCTGGGCTGAGTTCCTAGTGCGCCCGGTGGGCGTCAACCACAAGGTGCGCGCTGTGATCCCGGTGGTGCTAGCCGAGCCTGTGCCTGTGTACGACCTGGAGGTGGCCGAGTGGTCCAACTTCCTGCTGGCTGCTGGCGCCGTGGTGCACAACTCCAAGGACGTGGCCGACGGCATCGCGGGGGCTGCTCGGGGAGCGCTGCGCGCCGCTCGCATCTGGGGGGTGGGCTCGCCCGACGTCACCGAGGAGGTCTGGACCGGCGGCGCCGGCGACTACCACGCCGAGCCCAGCCAGTCTCTGGCCCTGGGTAACGGCTCCGACTACCTCGGGCTGGGCTGACCTCCGTACATCTGCCACCTGGGCACGCTGACCGGCTACCGTCGCCCACCATGCCCACCGATACCGAGCCCCGCTCTGGACCTTCGGACGTGCAACCGGTCCCCGTTCCTGACAAGGAAATGGGCATCACGATCGACATGCCCTTCGGCACGTTCAACGACGAGCTGCCGAACCCTGCCGAGGTTGAGATCCCGGACCTGCTGCTGCGCATCTCCAACATGCTGCGCACCGATGGCCACTTCCGAGCGCTGGCCCGCCTGCTCTCGCTGCCGTTCCGTCAGGCCAAGTGGTCCATCGTCCCGGACGAGGATGGCGAGGAGGAGGCCCAGTTCATCGAGGCCATGCTGACCCGCCCGCCCTACCAGGGGGGCATGACCACCAGCTTCGACTACGTGCGCGCCCTCGGCGCCCGAGCGTTCTGGCAGGGCTTCCAGGTCTGGGAGGAGGTCTACACCTACGCCACGCTCCCTGGCTTCGATCGGGAGATGCTGGTGCTGCGCAAGCTCGCACCCCGCGAGTCACGCACCGTTCGCTTCCGCGCCGATGCCACCGGTGGGTTCGATGGGGTGACCCAGCGCGCCAGCGACGGCCGCGGGGGCATGCGGGAGATCAAGATTCCCCGGGACAAGGTGCTCTTCTTCACCGTCGACAAGGAGGAGCACCCGTTCTACGGCCGCTCGATGTTTGAGCCCGCCCTGTACCACTTCGACAAGAAGCACAAGCTCTACTACATCGCCCACATCGCTGCGCAGATCACCGCCGTGCCGGGCCGCGTGGCCAAGCAGGAGGGTGGCGGCGCCACGACGTTGAAGCCCTCCGAGAAGACTGCCCTGCGCCAGGCCCTGGCCGACTTCGGCTTCAACAGCGCCATGATCCTCCCGCCGGGCGTGAGCCTGGAAGCCTTCGGCCAGGGCACCACGTCGGGCGTTGAGGGCATCCTGAGCCTCATCAATCACCACAACATCCAGGCCAGCCAGTCCATCCTCGCCCAGTTCATCGACCTGGGCCAGCAGAGCGGGGGCAGCGGGGGCAGCTTCGCCCTCTCCAAGGACTCCTCGGACCTGTTCCTCATGTGCTGCCAGGCCCTGCTCGACTCCTTCGGGGAGATGCTCACCTGGCACCTGTTCCCCAAGTTCATCGACTGGAACTTCAATTCGGGCAAGTACCCCAAAATCCAGTTTGAGCCGCTGGCCGACGACACCAAGGCCGCGCTCATGGAGGTCTTCTCCACCATCGCCACCGCCTCGGCCACCCAGACCACGCCCGACTTCATCTACGAGCTGGAGAAGCGGGTATCCGACATGCTCGGGCTCCCGGTCGACTACGAGGCCATCGACGCCGAGCGAGAGGCCATGGCCGAGCAGACCCAGACCGTCGCTGACGCCCTCGCTTCGCTCCAGGGGGCCGGCCTGGGCCTGGACCCCACCGCTGCGCCTCCCGGGCCTCCAGCGCCTGACACGGTGGCGCTGAGCGACCCCCAGGACATCTTCAACGCCCCCGACTGGGACACGGTGGCCGACGACGACTTCTCCGGCATGGTGGCGCTGGCTGCTGCACCGGCCACCACCGCCGCATCCGAGCGGGCCAAGCGGGACAAGATCGGCCAGTTTGCTCGGCTCAACGAGGTGGGCACCGGCGCCGGCGAGGGCTCCCAGGCCACCCTGGGAGCGGTCACCACCGACATCCAGACCCGCCTGACCGACATCGGCTACGACCTCGGGGCCAGCGGGCCGGCGGGCGACGGCGTGGACGGAGCCTTCGGGGCTCCGACCGTGGAGGCCGTGAAGAAGTTCCAGGCCGACGCTGGGCTCCCGGTCACCGGGCGCGTGGACCTCGGCACCTACGCCATGCTGCTGGAGATGTCCCCCAAGGGCCCCGAGCGGGCCGCCAAGGCCAAGGGCCAGACCAAGCCTGCCGCCGCCAAGAAGAAGGCCCCGGCCAAGAAGGCTGCCGCCAAGAAGAAGGCCAGCTCGACGCCACGCAACCTGGCCGAGGCCGCCGCCGCCGCTCGGGCCGTGAAGAACCGGTCGGGCTCCGCCGGCATCTCGGAGGACTGACGTGCCCGCTGCCCCTGTCCGCGTCTACGGCTACTGGGAGGACGCCGAGGGCGCGCCTGCTCTGGGGACGGTCTCGCTCCAGCGCATGGACACCATCCAGGACGTGGCCATCGTCATCATCGGCGCCCAGGTGGAGAAGGTCGCCCTGGTTCACGGGGCCATCGACACCGAGGTCATCGGCTGCGACCCCGACGACCCCAACCCCCTCACCCACTTCTACCGGGTGACCGAGCGCATCCGAGGGACCGAGCGGGCCGTGGTCTACGACATCGAGGTGGACGCCGACTCCCCCGACGTGGACCTGACCGCCGTGGCGCGCGTCTCTGCGCTGCCTGACCCGCTCTTCACCTACGAGCCCGCCGGCGCCGTGGCCGGCGAGCGGGACCGGGCACTGGCTGCCGAGGCTGACCTGCTCGACGCCATCCCCGTCCCCTCCGACGTCGACCCCGAGCCCCTCGGCACCACCGACCCCGGCACCAGCGGGGACTACTCCCGGGGCGACCACGTCCACGACATGCCGAGCGCCACCGACGTGGGCGCGGCCACCCCTGCCGATGTCACCGCCGCCGTGGCTCCCAAGCTCGACGCCACCGACCCCAGCGTGACCAACGCTCGGACGCCCACCGCGCACAAGACCAGCCACGCCACCGGTGGGACGGACCCGCTCACCCCGGGAGACATCGGGGCCGCCACCGCCGTCCAGGGCGGCCGGGCCGACTCGGCACTCCAAGCCGATGACATCGGGGACACCGTCCAGGCCCACTCCGCCGTGCTCGACGGCACCACGGCATCGTTCACCACCGCCGACGAAACCAAGCTCGACGGCATCGCTGCGGGCGCCGAGCAGAACGTCCAGAGCGACTGGACCGCTCCTTCTGGTGACGCGCACATCCTCAACAAGCCCACGCTGGGAACGGCTGCCGCTGCCGACACCACCGACTTCGCCACGGCTGCCCAGGGTGGGCTCGCTGGTTCCGCCGTCCAGCCTGGCGACACCATCCCCGGCGACGATGTCTCCGTCGACCTCACCGACTACCTCCCGGCCTTGACCGCCGACAACGCCCAGGACGGCATCCACTCGGCGTTCGCTGCGCTCGTGGCCCTCGGCGGGTCGATCACCGACCTGTACGGCGAGATCGGTGACGCGAACACCACCATCGGGCTCGTGTCCGACGCGGCCGCTGCGGCCGACGAGACCCTGCTGGACCTGGCGAACCACGCCATCACGCAGGCAGCCTCCCGCATCCCCCAATCGGTCCGGTTCTCGGCCACCGCAGTCCCAGCTCAGACGGTCACCGCCGCCGACCGAATCGGCGCCGGTCTCCATACCTGGCCCGACGGCAACATCGGATTCGCCAACCTGGGGGGAACGATCTACGCGTTCGCCCCGAACGGGGTCGACTCTGCCCGCAACACCGCGACCCCGACGAACCTGCGCGGCACCGTGCAGCAGGCTGCCCTGGCGCTGTCCACCATCGAACCCGCCGACTACGCAGCGGGCGGCGACGTGTATGTGGACACCGGGACCGGCAAGATCATCAAGCTCTGGCACGGCGAGACCCAAGGTGCCGACCCCATGAACTTCCGGTCGTTCCATGGCCTCGCCGTGGCATCGACCGGCAGTCCCGACGCGTGGACCGATCTCGGGCGCATCATCACCCCCGCGGATGGGCTCGACCCCGCCGACGGCACGCACGACCTCGCGAACAACTCGATGCTCGTGTACGGGTCGCACATGTACGTGTTCTTCTCGGAGCGCACGGCCTCAACCCGTGGGGCGTTTAGCGTCGCTCGGGCTCCGCTCGCGGACGTGATCACCTGGGCCAACGGCGGCGCCCCCGCCACGTTCCTCAAGTACCACCTCGGGGCATGGACGGAGCCGGGCATCGGAGGCGACTCCACCGAGGTCATGCCCGGCGTGCCGTACCCGGCCTGGGGGTCAGTGATCCGGGTCAGTGGGCTCGCGGACCGGTTCGTCATGGTGTGGACCGCGAAGCTCAGCCCCGTCGGAATCGAAGGCAACCAGTGGGCCGTGTACGCGGCCATGTCCGAACCGGGGTCGCTCACCTCGTGGGGCGAGCCCGAGCTGATCATCGGCCCGACCCCCTCAGCGGCGCTCTACTACCCCACGCTCGCTGACGCCACCGACCTGTCCACCCACGTGTCCGACGCGACCACGATGAAGCTCTATCTCGTGTCGTCGGCCGCCGGCGCCATCGGGTCGAACCCATGGGCAGACGCCGAGGTTCTCGTCTACGACCTGACGATCTACAACGGCCGCACCGACACCCAGGGCGGCCTCTCCCGCTGGTTCGATGGCATCAACGACGTGAACCCGGTCACCGCCTTCGGGTCGTTCCTCGGGTCCGCGGCGCTCGGGTTCGGCCCCACCTCCGGTGCCCTCGACATTCTGTGGCTGCGGTCCGCTGCTGCGATCCTGGTCATGCAGTTCGGCAACGGCATCCAGATCCCGAAGCTCACGTGGCCCGTGACCGCCTCGGCCCCGGCCGGCCCGAACGTCCTCGGGGACCTCGCCGTGATCTCCGGGGTACTGCACGTCTGCACCACCGCTGGCACCCCCGGCACGTGGACCGCGCTGCAGACCGCCACCGTCGGGTCGTGGGTGACCCCGACCCTCACGAACAGCTGGGCCAACGCCGTCGGCACCACCCGGTACCGGCGCATCGGCCGCAACGAGGTCGAGATCGACCTGGCCGCTCTCATGTCCGGAGCCTCGGGCTCGTCGGCGTTCACCCTGCCGACCGGGTTCCGGCCCGCAGCTGACGAGGTGTTCTACGTCTACACGACCGCCGACGGCTCAGACCTCGGCCAGGGCCAGGTGACGATCAAGACCAACGGCAACGTCGAGGTCACGTACCTCAACCCGGCCAAGCCCATCGTGACCGGACGCATCCGTATGATGACCGTCTAGAGGAGCTGCACCCTATGGCTGATACGTCCACCTACCCCGGGACCCTGGATGGTGACCTGAAGGCCCTGGTGCCAGCGGTCACCCCCACCGCCGCCGAGGACTTCCTGGAGCTGGTGGCTGACGCCCTCTCCAAGGTCCAGGCCGAGCTGGGCACCGACCCCGCTGGGGCCTCGGCCACCGTGGTCGCCCGCCTGGGCGTGATGACCACCGCCACGTCCACCGCCCAGAGCGCCGCCGACGCCGCCCAGGCCGACGCTGACACCGCCGTGGCTGACGCCGCCACCGCCCAGAGCGCCGCCGACGCCGCCCAGGCTGACGCCACCGCTGCGCTGGAACCGACGATCACCGCCAACACCCAGACATCCAGCTACACCCTGGTGCTGGGTGACGCCGGCAAGGTCATCGAGATGAACAGCGCCAGCGCGCTCAACCTGACCGTCCCCACCAACGCCTCGGTAGCGTTCCCCGTCGGCACGGTCCTGGAGGTCTACGCCATGGGCGCCGGCATCGTCTCCATCGTGGCCGCTGGGGGGGTCACCATCCGCTCTGCTGGAGCGTTGCTCGACCTCGCCGGGCAGTACGCCACCGCATCGCTGCGCAAGCGTGCGACCGATGAGTGGGTCCTGGCCGGGCTGCTCGCATGAAGGCTCTGCACATCGCTCGCTCGGGCAGCATCTCGGCATCCGCGGGGGAGCTGATAATCCCTGAGCCACCTGAGCTGATTACGCTCTCCGACTTCCCTGGGGGCTCCCTCCCGGGAGGCTGGACCGCCAACGCCGGGACCTGGGCCACCGACGTCAACGGCTGGTTGGCATCGAGCGCCGGCTCTGCTGGTGGAACCACCTACATCCACACACCGATGCCCGAGGACGTCACCTACATGGAGGCCGACCTCTGGATTGAGGGCACCGGCACCAACTGGGTGACCATGCGCCTGAACCACGTCTCGGGAGCGCTGCTCTACGCCGACGGCGCCTACGGAGCCCTGTTCCGGCCCAACGGCACCGTCGCCGCCACTTTCGCTGGGGTCACCGTGGAGGGAACCCCGCCCTCCACACCTACCTCCGTCGGCACCGCCGTCACCATGGGCGTGCTCATCGAGAGCCCCACCAGCTACTCCGTCTGGGTGGACAGCACCCTGGTGGCCACCGCCACCGGGGTCACCGCTGCCGTCGGAACCAAGTTCGCCATCGGAGCCTTCAACAGCACCAAGCTGCACCTGGACGCCGTCCGGTACTACTGACCCGTGCCATCCACCACCGGCGGGCACGGCCGCTACACACTGGTGGGCTATGGCCCTGGACGTTGACGAGCCGCTCGACCGCATGGTCCTGCTGGCCAACCCGGGAGCGTCCCCTGCCGACAAGATCCTGGCTCTGGCCGGCGGGCAGCACCAGGACATCCTGGCCAAGCTGGAGGACCAGCAGGCGGCCACCATGGTCAAAGCGTGGGGGCAGGCCCGCAAGGAGACCGCCGAGCGCATGGAGCGCATCTGGGCCCAGACCTTCGGCATGGGGGTCACGCCCGAGCCCAAGGACGTCATCGCCTGGAGCCAGTCGGCCCAGCTGCTCTCGGGGCTCGACCAACGCCTAGACGACCTCGGCATCACCACCCAGGCTCTCCAGGGCCAGGCGTGGAGCACCGGGGCCGAGCTGGGCTGGCTCCAGGCCAACAAGGAGCTGGGCTTCGCCGTCACCGACTTCGGCGGGGCCGCCATGGTCGGCAAGAGCGTCTTCGGCAACCTCCCCTCGCTGGGCTACGACCTCGCCATGACGGCCGCCATCAACGAGACCAAGAACCTCTCCACCATGCTGCGGGCCTCGCTCCACCAAGAGCTGATCGCGGGGGGCACCCAGGGCGAGGGCATCAAGCAGCTGCGGCGCCGGCTCGACAAGGTGCTGGGCGGAGCCACCGCCAACGGCAACAACCGGGCCGAGCTGATCGCCCGCTGGAGCACCATCAAGGGCCACAACGCCGCCCGAGACCAGACCCTCAACGACGCCGCCCAGTCCATCCCCGGCCTGTCCAAGATGTGGCTGGTGCAACGAGACGAGCGCACCTGCCCGCATTGCATGGCCCACTGGGGTGAGGTGGTCCCCGCCGATGCCGAGTTCGACAAGGAGCGGTCGTTCGCCGGCACACCCCAGAAGGTCTACGGGGACGTCCTGGAGACCCCACCGCTGCACCCTCGCTGCCGCTGCACCATCACCGCCTGGCACGAGCGTTGGCGCGGGCTCTCCAGCTTCACCCCCGAGGACTACCAGGAGCAGGCTCAGGTGGCCGCCCAGGAGGTGGGGTTCACCAAGGGACCCAAGCACTTCCCTCCTCCCAAGCCGCCCAAGGGGCTGCGCACCACCCGGGCCGGGCGCCGTGTCATCAACGCCCAGAACATCTCCCAGATCCCCGAGTCTGTCCGCGAGGCCACCAAGGACAAGCTGGTCTCCTGCTGGCTCGGGGGCACGGCGTGATCGGCTACCGCATCCAGGACCCCGCCCAGTTGCTCGACGCCGTGCTGGTGGCCATCGACGTGGCCGCCGAGATGGGAGCCAACCACGACTTCACCGTGGGCCCCATGAACGACAACGAGCTACGATCCACGCTCACGCTCTGGGTGGACGGACCAGACGAGGTGGAGGCCAGCGAGGTCTTCGGTCAACGCCTCATCACCGAGGGGGTGGCCTTCGATGACGTCCAGCCCTGACACCATGGGCCCGCCCTGCTCCAACGAGACCCGCATCTTCTTCTCCGACAACTGGGACGAGAAGGTCACCGCCAAGGCCCTCTGCGGCGGTTGCCTGCTGCGCCCAGCGTGCCTACGCAAGGCCATCTCCCAGAGCGAGACCGAGGGCATCTGGGGAGGGCTCGACGCCAACGAGCGGGGCTACTACCGCCGGCTCTTCGGGCTACCATCGGGCACCGTGGTGGACCTCCCCGAGCGGTACCGCACCCGCCCACCCAAGCGGACACGTAGCAGCGCCGCATGAAGCTGGCCGACGTCACTTTCCCCGGAACCTTCTCCGAGCTGACCGCCATGGGGTCGGCCGAGCTGCGCGTCCTGGTCGGCAAGCTGCCTAACGGCACCGACCTGCACCCCAAGATCGCCTCCATGGGCTACCACATGACCAAGGCCGAGCGCCTGGACTTCCTGGGGTGGCACTACTACAACACGGGCTCGCCCGAGGCCGCAGGCAAGGCCCTCGCCAACGGGCAGGTGAAGTACGCCGAGCACCAGGCCAAGAAGGGCAACAAGACCGGAGCCAAGGTCACCAAGGCCCCCTCGGCTCCGTCGACCAACTGCACCGCCTCGGCCGCCACCCAGCTGGCCAACCTGGGCCAGGCCGTGCCGATCGACACCAAGCTCGCCGCCGACCTCAACGGCTGGGCCAAGATGCTCACCGGCTCCCCGAGCAAGGCCGAGCTGAAGACCTTCTCCGAGGCCCTCTCCACCGGTAGCGCCGCCTCCGACGCGGTGGGCCCAGCGCTCGACAACATCTTCGACCTGGACGACGTGGTGGGCAACTGGCTCGCCACGCTCAACGCCCTAGACGGCACCGACCTGGGCGACACCTGGCTGACCTCCCAGCTGCTCGCCAAGTCCGCGAAGAAGGTGCAAGGTCTCTCCCCAGACTTCGCCTCCGCCGCCTCCGCCCAGGCCGCAACGGCCAGCACCGACGCCGTCATCTCCGCCCTGGACAAGGTCACCAACCTCGCCAACCTGGGCTCGGGCACGATGCAAGAGCGGGCCACCGCCCTGGCCGCCCTGCTCGACACCGACCTGACCAAGCTGCCCTTCCCCACGTCCAAGTTCATGCTGGAGGCCGCCGCTGACTCCACCGAGAAGCTGACCAAGATCACCAACGCCGCCACCCAGGGAGACCTCTCCTTCACCGAGTTGTTCCCCCAGCTCCCCACCACCCTGGCTGACGACCTCGCCACCAAGGTGACCGCCTACAAGGCCGCCCTGCCGACCCAGTACGCCGACGAGATCATCGACATGGAGCTGGCCGGGCTCGGGGACCTGGGTTCCGCCATCGCTGACAACGTCGCCCAGACCGCTGCCAAGGCCGCCGCCGCTGAAGCCGCCCAGGCGGCCGAGGCTGCCGCCGGCGCCATCGACTCGGCCAAGGCCACCTACGCCGCCATGAGCAAGGCCGAGCTGAAGAAGCTGGGCCCGCCCGCCTTCAAGGACGCCGGGGTGGACGTGCCGAGCCTCGCCCACTACCTCACCAAGGACGAGCTGGCCGAGGCCCTCGCCAAGATCGACGCCGGCCAGCCCATCACCGACCTGGTGGAGGTGGCCCAAGCCAAGAAGGTCGCGCACAAGGCCGGGGCCACCGCCACCCAGAAGGCCGAGAAGGTGCCTGGTTCGCCGTCTCCGGCCCTCCAGGCCAACCCGACGACGGCTGACGCCATCGACCTGCCGCCGGCCGACGTGGCCACCAAGGCCGCCAAGGACGCCCTGCCCGCCACCGCCGACGACGTGGAGGCCCTCTCCGTTCCCGAGCTGGGACCTCCTCCCGACGTCACCCCGCTGGCCCCCCAGAGCAAGTACCCCAAGCCCGCCCAGACCCAGCACTCTTGGACGCCCAAGGCCAACCAGCCCAACCTGGGCGGCGCCCACACCAAGCACGTCTACACCGACGAAGACGCCAATGTCTGGATGTGGAAGAAGGCCGAGACCGAGGGCGTGGCCAAGGGTGAGGTGCTCGCCCACGACATCGGCTGGGACCTCGGCTTCGACATGTCCGACATCCGCTACGCCGACGGCTGGCAGGTGCCCGGCAAGGGCAAGTTCGCCCACGGCACCGTCCAGAAGTTCCACCAGGGCGTGAAGGGCGACATGACCAAGGTGCCCATCTCGGCCATGACCCCCGAGCAGCTGGCCGAGCTGCAAGAGCACCAGGTCTTCGACTGGCTCATCTCCCAGCACGACACCCACACCGAGAACATCCTGGTGATGGCCGACGGGCACCTGGTCCCCATCGACAAGGGCCAGGCGTTCAAGTTCTTCGGCAATGACAAGCTGGAAGTCGGCTGGATGCCCCAGGGCAACTTCGGCCGCCCCGTCTACTACGACCTCTGGGACGAGTACGCCGCCGGCCGGCTGGACCTGGACCTGGACGCTATCGACGGCATCCTCGCCCGCATCGAGCAGACCGCTGACGCCGCCTACGAGGCCCGGGTGCGCGCCTACGTGAAGCAGCGCATGGACGATGGGGGCCGCTCGCTCTCGTTCCTGCCGCCAGGGCTGCGCACCGAGGACGAGCTGGTCCAGGCCATCATGGGCCGCAAGGCCAGCATCCGCGACGACTTCACCGAGTTCTACAAGGCCCAGGCCAAGCGCCGCGGCGTGAAGTGGGAGCCCATCTGGGAGCGCCGGCTGGCTGCCGCCGGGCCCGAGAAGGTGGCCGAGCTGGGCTCCGCCACCGTCTCTGCCGGCATCACCACGCCCATCACCCAGCAGCTGGCCAACGACGTCCAGAAGTTCGGCGGGGGCGGCAAGGCCGTCCACCTCGCTGGCAAGGACGTCAACGGTGGCCAGGTCCTGGTCTACGTGGAGCAGGGGGTGGACGGAAAGCCCATCTTGCGCATGGAGCTGCGCCTGGAGCCCGCCGCCGAGCAGCGCGTCACCACGCTGCTGCGCTCCATCAAGGACGACACCGCCGGCGCCGTGAAGACCACCGGCGGAGGTGGGGCTCTGCCCGACCCCGAGTGGAACACGGTGCTGGCCTACGCCAAGACCGTGGGGGCCCACGCCAGCGACGGCGCCTACAACGCATCCACCGTCCAGGCCGCCAAGACCCTGGCCGGCCAGCTCGACGGCAAGATCAACGAGGCCGAGGCCCTGGCCAAGCAGGCCCTGGACGCTGGGGACGTCGACACCTGGGCCACCCAGCTCGCCCAGGCCGAGAAGCTGGGGACCTACACCAAGCACCTGGACGACATCACCAAGGCCATGGACGCCGGCACCACGCCGAGCTACAAGGCCACCCAGTTCGACGCCGACCAGGCCAAGAAGACCTGGCTGGCCAAGGCCCCCAAGGCCCCCGCCACCAAGACCGCCGAGCCCGCCCCCAGCATCTTCTCCGAGCTGAAGGTCGGCCAGGACCGGATGCAACGAACGGAGCCCACCGACGGCTTCATGCAGTTCCGTCGCACCGGGGAAGAGCCCGTCGTGCGCGTGGGCTCCCACTACAGCTACGACTCGGGCTTCAAGCACAACGACCCTGGCGGGAACAGCGTGGGCCGCCAGTTCGATGGCAAGCTGGACGTCAACGGCACCACCGTCGGGATGCACTACCGCGGCTACGACATGACCGCCGCCGTCCCCCGCAAGGGTCTGATCGACCTGGAGATCCCCGACTGGGACGGCTCGCCCGAGGCCATCGAGCAGATGCTGGCTGCCGTCGACCGCCTGGGCGTGGACGTTCGCCTGGCCACCGCCGAGGACGAGGCCCTCACCTACTGGCGGAGCCTCACCGGCTCCATGAAGCAGTCCGTGGAGTACGCCAACCACTCCTCGGGCTCGGGCCCCTACGCCCGCATCAAGGAGACCATCGACGACATCGAGGCCAAGATTGCCAAGGCCGGCAACCTCACCTCCGCCCAGGAAGCGGACCTCTACCGAGAGGGCTTCACCGAGGTCTTCGGAGCCGACACCGTGGGCCGAGCTGCCGAGGGCATCACCCACCGCCGCAACATCTTCGGGGAGGAGATGGGCGTGGGCCACGTCCGACGCTTCGACCTCCCCGAGGACATCTCCACCTTCTGGAGCAAGACCCAGGCCGGCCACGTCCACGGCTCCGGCCGCATCACCGGGGACCAGTTCTCCACCTACGACGGCGCCTCATCGACCTCTGAGCTGGTGCGCCACGGCACCATCAAGCTCGATGGCTCGACCACCTCGGCTGAAGCGGACCTCTACACCGGCGGCGCCTCTGGCACCTTCTCCAGCCCTGGCTGGAGCGGGTACGCCAACGGGCGGGACTTCGTGATCGGGCGCCCCGCTGCCATCGACGTCCGAGCGTCTACGTTCGCGCACACCGGCGACCGCTTCGGGGCCCTGGGCGAGCGCGTCAACGGCAACTACCTGGACCCCGCCAAGTCCATCCGCTCGGGCATCGGATCGGGGGAATCGGTCACCCGTGACTCCATCTCGTTCGGGGAGGACGTGGAAGCCGTCGTGGTGCGCTCCAAGGTCAAGCAGAAGGAGATGCTGGCTGACCTGCGCTCCATGGGAGTGACTGAGATCCGAGGGCGCCCCATCGAGGAACGGGTGCTCTACGCCCGCACCGACTCCGACGCCAGGGACCTGGTCCAGAAGATCACCGCCGAGCGCAAGGAGTCGATGTTCAACCCCTACGCCGACATCCCCGGCGGGCCCCGCACCGAGCCCGGTCTGCCGCCGGCGCCCAAGCCCAAGCGCACCCGCAAGCCCAAGGCCCCCGCCCCCGAGCCCGACGCACCGCTGGCCACGGCATCCCCCCAGGTCGACCCGTTCCAGGTCCCCCCGCTCAACGTGGACGCGTCCAAGGTGGCCGACGCCTTCACCAAGATGAAGCCCTACGCCGCCGCCGACCTGGCTGGCAAGTCCACCATGGACCTGAAGATATGGGGCACCGACAAGCTGGCCAAGAGCCTCGGCATCCCCCCCGAGGACGCCATCAAGCTCTGGTACAAGGCCATCGGCCAGGTGAGCCTGGACGACCCCGTCATGGCCGCCCAGTACGCCACCGAGTGGGGCGCCCAGTACCACGCCCTGGCCACCGCTCTGGAGAAGCTGGACACCATCTCGGCCAAGGCCGAGTACCTGACCAACCTGGACGGCTGGGGCACCAACCTCGGGGCCAAGACCCACCTGGCCGAGCTGGTTGGCAAGGAGAAGTACGGCCAGGTGGTCTCCGACTGGTCATCCATGCAGAACGGGCCCAACAGCGTGCTGGGCTACATCAAGGAGATGGCCGCCGAGCTGGACGGAGCCGCCACCCCGTCGGTAGCCAAGGCCGCCGAGGCCGCCGGCAAGCTGGCCACCGACCAGGTCTCCAACGCCGGCTGGGTCACCGCCGCACCGGGCCAGAAGGTGGCCGCTGACGCCGCCGAGAAGGTCTTCAACTACGCCATCCCCGGCGTCAAGGGCAAGCTGCCCGTGCAGTTCATCGACCTGGGCTCGATGGGCTCCAAGATCATCGCCCAGCACTCCGATGGCGAGTGGTACATGGTGGCTGACGCCGTCGGCAAGACCAACAAGGACCAGCTCATCGAGAAGCTCTACGCCATGGGCTGGCCCGACGTGAAGGCCCCGGTGCTGGCATGACCACCGCCGCTGAGTTCGCTGACTTCCTGGCCGACATCTGCCCCGCCGGCGCCCTGGTCCAACCCTGCCGAGAAGACGGCACCCCGCTGCGCGGGCCGGGCCGATTCACCCGCTTCGCCGCCGCCATCGTGACCGCCCCCGCCGAGTTGGACGCCCTGGTGCGCGTCCGCTTCGGGCCACCCCCAGGGGCCGCCGTGCCGCCGGGCTCTGTCCTGGACACCTACACCACCGACCCCTGGGCCCAGCTCCCCTCCGGCTCATGGGTCGCCCCAGACCTGGACGCCTCCGGCCGCCAGCTGGGCTGGCTTCGCATCATCCCCACCATCGACGCCTCCAGCTCCGCCCTGGACGGCCCCACCCTGGAGGCCCCGTGACCTACGCCCTCATCGAGACCGACGGCACCGGCGTGCCCACCGGCGTCTGGCTGGCCGGCGCCGACAACGGAGACCCCGACGTCGCCTTCACCGACGAGGTGGCCCAGCTCATGGCCGAGCGCACCCTGGGCGAGGCCAAGGAGGCCATGGGCGCCACGCTCGACTGGCCCGCCTTCCTGGCCAGCCTCTTCGACCGCCAGAACCACCTCACCCGCGAGCGCGTGCAGATCGACTGGCCGGGCACCGCGACCGAGCTGCTCGCCGCTGCGCTCGACGCCCACCGAGAGGGGCTCCCGCTGCTCGACGTGCGCCCCCCGGCCCGCACCTGACGTAGTACGTAGCCCATGGAGACACTCCAGGCCGCCCAGGCCCTCTTCTCCCAGATGCTGGGCACCGAGGGATGCCCTGGGGCTCGGTACCTCGCTGGGGACTCTGGGGAGCGCCGGCCGACCTCACCCGAGGTGGCCGCCACCGCCGGGCTCGGGTACGCCTACCACGGATACACCGCCATCCTGGTGGAGTGGGGCTGCACCACTCCCGAGCTGATCGAGGCCGGGCTGCTAGACGAGAAGCACCAGGAGGTCTACGGGGACCGGCTGACCTTCCCCTGGCTGAACACGTCAGGCCGGGCCATCGTGGGGCTCGGCGGGCGCGCCGTCACCATGCGCCGGCCCAAGTACGTGAACACGCCCGAGCCACTCTTCACTAAGGGCTCTGCCGTGTTCGGGCTCGCCCAGGCCGCCCAGTCCATCCACGGCTCGGGCTACGCCATCGTCTGCGAGGGACCCTTCGACGCCCTGGCGCTCTGGGACATGGGCTGGACCAACGCCGTGGCCACCGTCGGCGCCCGAGTCACGCCCGACCAGCTGACCATGGTGCTGCGCCTCACCGACCAGGTGGTGGTCTTGCTCGACTCCGACGAGGGTGGGCGCCGTGGCCGTGACGCCCTCACCAACTGGGTCCAGGGCGCAACCCTCCCGGGTCGTTGCCACATCTACGCCGGCCAGTTGGTAGGGCCGAAAGACCCTGGTGACCCTGCGACCACCCCCGGCCACATCACCACCGCTTTGGCCAACGCCGACGAGGTGGCGCACATCTAAGGGGACTTTACCGGAGTAAATATCTCCACAAATGTGCAAGAAACACTTGCGCAATCGCAAGCCATGCCCGATACTGGGTACATGGAAGCCATCACCGACACCGCCATCATCAACGCCGCCGACTACCGGCCCGAGGCCGACCAGGCCCAGCGCTCCATCGTCTTCGACCCTGACCAGTTTGCCGCCGCCTGCGCGTTCGTCGGCATGGTGGGAACGCCCTTCGTCAAGGTCCGAGTCAAGGGCCCCCGCCAGTTCCGTCCGCTCGCCTACACCGAGCACCTGGAGCAGGGGTACCGGGTCTGCCTGACCGCTCCGCCCACCATGACCGACGAGGGTCTCCAGGCCGTGCTCAACACCGCCCTGCTGGGCGAGCTGGGGCTGATCGCCGGGATGGACACCATGCCCTTCACCGATGCCTTCAAGATCGTCACGGTGGTCCCTGCCGCATGAGCGGGACCATGTCGAAAGACCTCGCCAAGCTGGCCAAGGCCCTACGCGCCGAGGGCTGGACCGTGGAGCTGACCCGCAAGGGCCACGTCCGCTGGACCGCCCCGAGCGGGGAGGCCACCGTGACCGGGGCCCACCCCGCTCCGCCCACCATGCGCCGCGTGCGTGGCCAGATTGCCCGACTCCAGAGAAACATGGAGAAATGATGCAAGAAACCCTTGCGCAATCGAAAGCCGTGGCCGATACTGGGTACATGGAAGCCACCACCAACCTCAACCTCACCGAGGGCGACACCGTCGTGACCTTGGACATGGACGGCACGCTGGAAGACCCCTGGGCGTGCTGCGGGAAGCGGGACCGCATGGGAGCCTCGGGCACCTGCAAGCACCTGCGCACCGACACCGTCACCCGGATCACCAACCTGTTGGCCGTCTACCCCCACGCCAAGCTGGTGGTCCTGAGCTGGCGCGCCGGCTGCGAGGGCGTCACCCGTCGCTGGCTGGGCGAGGTCGGCATCGACGTGGAGGCCGTGTTCGTGCCCCGCTCGCCCGATTCGCTCGCCATCGGCGCTGCTGACGCCGGCCAGGTCGGCTTCAAGGTCAACGTGGTGCGAGCCCTCGCCGCCATGGGCGTGGAGGTGCTCACCGGCTTCGATGACAACGAGGCCGTGGTGGAGGCCCTGCGCGCCGAGGGCGTGCCTGCCCTGTTGGCTCCCCGCCTGGTCCAGGTGGAGCGCTGGGAGTGGGCCGCCGGCTACCTCGGGGCACCCAAGCCCCGCCTGGTCGACGCCACCGACTTCGCCAGCATGGACCTCTACAACACCCGCCGTGCTGGCTGACGTAGGAAGACCACCATGGAAACCGACCCGATCACCACCGAGCAGCTCGACCCCACCGCCGTGAAGGTCAACATCCCCGGCGTGGGCGAGCTGGTCATCATGCGGTACACCGCCGACGATGGCACCCAGGGCGCCCGCATCCTGGAGACGCTGGAGACCAACGCCGCCCCCACCACCGTGGAGCCAGGATGACCACTCCCCACCGCATCGAGCTGACCTACGACGAGCGCGTCTTGGGGATGCTCCAGGGCCATCTGCTCGGGGACGCCTGGGGCTCGGCCTACGAATTCGGCGCTGCCATCCCCGTCACCGCTCCGCTGCCCTTCACCAAGGGCATCTTCGGCCACCCCGCCGGCACCGGCACCGACGACACCGCCGTCATGCGCGCCGTGGCCGCCACCCTCATCGAGCTGGAGGGCAGCTTCCACCCCGCCGTCTACGCCCGCCACCTGGTCGCCTGGGCCGACACCGGACCGCTGGACATCGGCGGGCAGACCGCCAAGGCCGTGCGCTACTGGCGCTCCGGCTCCCCACCGCCGCCCGACTCCCGCTCCCAGGGAAACGGGGCACTCATGGGTTCGTGCCCGCTGGGCGTGCTCGGGCCCGCCGCTGCCTACGACGCTGGCGCCGACCTGGCCGCCGCCACCCACCCCTCGCTGGTCACCTGCGAGGCCGTGGCCGACTACGCCGAGCTGCTCGCCCTCATCCTTCAGGACGACGCCCACCCAGACCTGGTCGACGTCACCGAGCTGGAGCCCCTCAACTGGGAGCCAGTCGGCCCCAAGATCGGCTGGGTGACCGGCTGCGAGTGGCTCGCCCGAGCTGCGCTCCAGCGTGCGCTCATCACCGACACCAGCCCGGTGGAGGCCCTGGGGTGGGTCATCCGCCAGGGTGGCGACACCGACACCAACGGAGCCGTGGCCGGGGCTCTGCTCGGAGCCTGGTTCGGACCGTGGCCGCCAGACTTCCTGGCCAACCTGGACCCCGCCGAGCTGAACACCAACACCCAGCTGGCCGCCGCCCTCGCCCGAGTGGGCGACCGCCCCTAGCTCTCTCCGAGGGACTCCCGCCCCCCTCGGGCAGACCAGCAGCCCCAGCCACCCTGCCCGGCTGGGGCTGCTGCGCGTCCGCGTACATCTGGCGCGCACACCGGGCCGGCTCCATGCTGCGCACCGTGAGCGAGCGCGCCAAGATCATCGAGCTGGCCGACGAGGTCTTCCCCGCCGGCGCCGTGGCCGTCATCCACCTGGACGATCCCGCCACCAAGGTGGGGCCCCGCACCTTCCGCAAGCGCATCCTGCGCTACGGAGCCTGGCAGCACGACAACGCCCCCGGCAAGGTGCTGCGGGTGGACCGCTCCTACGGGGAGCGCATCGCCAACAACTTCGCCACCAAGGTCTTCGACGCCGTCAAGGCCGTGAAGGGCCACCCCAAGAACGACGCCGAGCGCATCGCCTTGGCATCGGGGGACATCCTGGCCGTGGAGGCCACCGACGATGGCGTCTACATGACCGTGGCCGTCCCCCAGGACGTGGCCACCGAGATCGAAGAGGGAAAGATCGTCGGCTGCTCCGCCGGCATCGTCCCCGAGTACATCGACCACGAGCTGGGAGGCCGCGGCAACGTGGGCCCCGTGCTCGACCACGTAGCGTTCACCAACAACCCCTACATCAAGGGGCTGGGTGGATTCGATCCCGTACATCTGGCGGACCATTCGCAAATCGTGCTCCTATCCCTGAGCACCGAAACCCCGGAGGAGACCCCCATGGACCGCACCGAGCTGGCAACCAAGGCCAAGGAGCTGGGCATCGACATCGACGCCCTGGAGGCCGACGCCGCCGCCAAGCCCACCCTGGAGGCCGAGCTGGCCGCGCTGAAGGCCGAGGTCGCCAAGGCCCCCTCGCCCGAGAGCGTGAAGGCCGATGCCACTGAGGCCGCCAAGGGCGAGCTGGTGACCGCCCTCTCCGACGCCCTCGGCGCCGGGGGACTCATCGAGCTGGCCGAGGGGGCCACCGCCGACCTCTCCACCGTCGTCACCGCCGTGGTGAACGGTCTCGCCGCCGGCAAGGCCACCCAGGAGAAGCTGCTGCTCTCCGAGGCCGAGCACGACGTGGACGACCTGGTGAAGGCCGGGCGCATCCTCCCGTCCCAGCGTGACGCCATGGTGAAGGTGCGCCTCTCCGACGAGGACACCTTCAAGGCCCTGGTGCCCGCGACCCCCATCGTGGACCTCTCGGAGCACGGCACCACCGGCGCCGACGGAACCGACGAGATCCTCCTGGCCGACGGCACCGCCGTCTCGGCCGAGGTCGACCGCCTCTACGCCCTCATCGAGGGCGACTGAGCCTCCGGGCTCGCCCCCAACCTCCACCCATCCGAGCACCACCCCGAGAGGGAGACACACCCCATGGCAATCAACGAGATCCCCCAGCCCGGGCTCACCAGCACCCCCACCCAGCGGGACAAGGAGATCCTCTTCTCCACGGGTGGGCTCCTCCAGAAGGGTGGCACCCTTGCGGAGGACGCCACCGCCGGCCCCAACAGCGACGGGGTGCTGCCCTCGGGCACCGTCCTGGCCGAGCTGGCCGACGGCACCTACGTCCAGTTCGGCGGGGGTGCCAGCGCTCCGGCCAACGAGGTGCAGACCATCACCATCGACGCCACCGGGGGCACCTTCACCGTCACGGTGCTGGGCAAGACCACCGGGGCCATCGCCTGGAACGCCTCGGCTGCCGTCGTGAAGGCCGCCATCGTGGAGGCCATCCCCGACGCCACCAACGATGACTTCACCGTCACCAAGGCGTCCCTGGTCTACACGGTCACCTTCAAGGGCCAGTACGCCGCCAAGAACCACCCGGCCATGACCACCGGCGCTGGCTCGCTCACCGGTGGAGCCGGCACCGCCGTGGTGGCCACCGCCACCGCCGGCACCCCGGGCACCGAGGACGGCACCGAGAAGGCCACCTGCGTGCTGCGCTCCGCCGTGGACGTCTCGGCCGGCGACATGCCTGGCACCCTCATCTTCGCCGGGCGCCTGAAGCTGGACCAGCTCGTCGGCTGGACCGACGACGCCGCCAACGACCTCAACGCCACGGTCAACGCCAACCGCAACTTCGTCAAGTTCTGACCCACCCGGGCCGGAACGCACACCCACCACACCCACGAACACCCTGAGCAGGGAGCAACCAACACCATGCCCGAAATCAGTCTCCTCCAGCCCACCGTGCTCAACGGGCTCATCGAGAAGTTCACGGCGCCCGAGAGCTACCTGGGCCTGTCCCAGGTCTTCGGCCGCCGTGTCCCGTCGATGGACCCCACCGCCAAGTGGGACGTGATCGAGGGGAACCGCGAGATCGCGGCCCCCAACCAGCCCAACAGCGAGGCCCACATCGTCCCGCACCTGGGCTCGGGTGAGCGCACGGCTTCCTTCATCTACCTGCGTGAGAAGAAGGTCTTCAAGCCCACCACCATCCGCTGGCTCCGCCAGCCGGGCACGCTGGCCACCAAGAACGCGGAGGCCGCCGTGCTGCGGGAGGTCCGGGACCTGGACCGCCGCTTCGACGCCTTCGCGGAGTGGTGCATCTGGCAGGCCCTCTCGGGTGGCATCGTCCTGAACTACCCGGACGTCAAGGCCAGCGTGGACTACGGCTTCTCGTCCACGCACAAGCCCACCGTGACCAAGGGGTGGAACAACGCCACCAAGACCGTGGCCGAGCTGCTCGCTGACGTGACCGCCTGGAAGCGCCTCATCGAGCTGGACGGCCGAGTGGTCGCCACCGACGTCTGGCTCTCGGGCAAGACCATGGACTACGTCACCGCCATCTGCGCCAGCTCCAGCCTCATCTCGGACCGGATGCGGGACCAGCTGCTCAACACCGGCATGGTCTCGGGGCTCTTCGGCCTGACGTGGCACGTCTACGACCTCGGCTACGTCGATGCCGCCGGCGCCGCCCAGCGCTACATCGCTGACGACGTGGTCATCATGACCGCCAGCGACAACCAGGCTTTCTACCTCATGGAGGGTCCGACCGCCGACGACGACGCCCCCATCAACTTCACCGGCAAGTTCGTGAAGAGCTGGAAGGAGCCCGATCCCTCGGCTCGCCAGCACCTGGAGGAGTGGTCGTTCCTCCCGATCATCGAGCGTCCCGAGCAGGTGGTCTACGTGGAGACCGTCGCCCTCTAGGTGACCTGGCCCACTCGGGCAAGAGACCACCCCAAGGTGGAACGGGGACAACAGCCCGGGGAGCTTCGGCCCCCCGGGCTGTTGGCATCTCCGGCCCTCGCCGGCCCCGGAGCTAACGTCCCTGGCACACCCTCAACACCCAGCCACTTCCAGGGAGCCAACACCGCCATGAGCACCACCCCCGACACCACCCCCGTTACCACCACCTACGTCCGCTTCATCTCCTCGGGGCTCACCTGGGCGGGCGCCGTGCGCCGGCATGGTCACGTCCTGGCCGTGACCTCTGAGGAGGACCCTGACGGCGTCCTGTCGATGAGCGAGAAGGACCAGCGCAACACCTGGGGGCGAGCGTTCTACGAGACCCTGACCGCCGAGGAGTACGCCGAGGCTGCTGGTGCCCCGTCGATCACGCCCGAGGCCGCCCGCCCGCCCAAGACCCCACCTCCGCCCGGAGCTGGGCCCGAGATCACCCGAGGTGGCGAGGCCATGCCGGCGCTCGCCACTCCCGGCCACGTCCCGCCCGCCGCGCACCCCGACGGCGCCGAGGCCGCCCCGCCTCTGGCTGACCCGCCTCTGGCTGACCCGCCTCCGCCGCCCGCGCAGACCTCCGACCGCTGGCCCTGGTACGCCACCGCCAACGTGGCCGAGACCCTCGCCCAGGTGGCCGACATGTCCGAGGCCGAGGCCATGGACTTCCTGACCTGGGAGCAGTCGCACAAGGCACGCACCAGCGTGCTGGGACCGATGAAGGGGAACTAGCCCATGACCATCATCACCGAGCTGCTGCCTGACCACTTTCTCACCGTGGGGCAGATGCGGGCCCTGACCGAGTTCCCCGTGGTCGCTGCCCGCTCTGACGCCCGCCTTGGGTTCTACCTGACGCGGGCGCATACCCTGCTCTGGGACTGGCTGCCGTTCGATGACCGCGGGGACCAGCACAACTTCACGTCCCAGATGGCCGTGGCTACGTTCATGATCGCGGAGAGCCTCGCCCTGGCCAACCCCTCCCGGGCTGCCCAGGCCGCCGGCTTCTCCAGCGAGACCATCGGGAAGTACAGCTACTCCCGGGCGCCCGGTGGCGGCTCCACCGGCCAGGGCATCAAGGGAGACCTGGTCCCCGATGAGGCCATCGCCATCCTGGAGCGCTGGAGCCAGGTGGACGACGCCGCCATCGGCGTGAGCACCACCGAGGTCTTCCGACAGGCCGCCATCTCGGCCGACAACGAGCTGGTGCGCGTGTTCGCCATGGGCGACGACCTCCATCTCTCCGATTCGGGTGGCAGCACCGGCTGGGGCAGCACCGGCGTGCGGGGCTGACGTGGACCACCTGTTCATCCACCGCCTGGAGGTGCTGCGCCGGGCGCCCGAGGGGGAAGAGGACGGCACCCCGGTGCTGGGCGGTTGGGAGCCCATCGAGTGGTCCGACCCCATGGGTGAGCTGACCGGCCAGACCTTCGGAGCCTGCCGGCTCGACACCCCCCGAGACGTCATGGTCACCAAGACCGACGGCTCCAAGGTCACCGTGCAGAAGAGCACGGTGCTGACCTCCATGGGCTTCCCCGGTGGGGAGCTGGACCGCCTGCGGGTGACCACGGCTCTGGGCACCCAGGACTGGGTGGCCGAGGGCGTGACCGAGGCCGAGGGCCAGCACGGGCCACACCACATCGAGGTCAACGTCAAGCGCGAGCTGAACCGCTGACGCCATGGCATCCATCCCGGTCGCCGGCTACCCCGCCGCCCAGTTCTTCGGACCTCCCGGCAAGTCCTACAAGGGGCCCAAGGCTCTGCCCAAGGGGCAGCTGCTCATGCTGGTGGGAACCGAGCAGCTAGAGGACGAGCTGCTCACCCTGCTGAAGAACGCTGGTCCGCTGAAGCTGACCGCCCTCAACGAGATAGGGCTCTTCGGGGAGGCCGAGACCAAGATCCGCACCCCGGTGGACTACGGCGTCCTGCGCGCCAGCATCGGCCACGCCACCCCGGGTGACATCCAGCCGGGCTCCACCGAGACCCTGGGCCCCGATGACCCCGTCTGGGAGCTGACCCCGGCATCGGTCACCTGGGGTACCAACATCCACTACGCGCCGTGGATCGAGGACGGCTTCACCATGCACACCCGCCGAGCCGTCTGGTTCGATGACATCCAGGGCTTCCGCATGGTGGACCCTTTCTCCTACCGAGGTGCGCACATGTTCGCCGCCGCCGTGCAGGTGACCGAGAAGGCCGTGGTGCCGATCCTCACCCACTGGCTCACCGTCGCCATTGGAAAGTCAGGACTGTGAGATGACCACCATCACCCCGGACCAGGTCGACCTGACCGAGCACGTCTTTCGCTCCCTGCGAGGCTGGCTCCACCAGCTCTTCCCCTCGGACCACATCCTCACCGAGACCCGCCAGGACGCCCACCTCTCCGAGGACGACGCCACCGACGGCACCACCACCCCCGGGCGCCCGCTCTGGCACCAGAAGATCACCGCCGGGCCAACCTGGTCCGAGCACACCCGGGCCAGCTCCAAGATCGACCTGACCATCGAGCTGCTGCGCAACTGCGAGAGCAACTGGGACGCCCAGCGCTCCGCCGGGCGCGTGCTCGCCAACGCATCTCGCCCCGGCGGGCGCATCCCGCTGCGCGCCTACAACCTGGTCTTCCCCCAGCCACCCCAGATCACCGCCGACGCCACCCCGGGCACGCTCCCCGCTGCGCTGCTGGTCGCCGTGGCCGCCGTGGGTCCCGACGGCATCGCCTGCACCCAGCCCAGCGAGCCGCTGACCGTGGCTCCTGGCAGCTCCAGCGTGTCGGTCACGCCCCGCAACTGGCCGGCCGGGGCGGGGCTGGGCTACTCCTGGCACGTCTACGCCGCCGAGCCTGGGGACGCCCTCACCAAGCAGGCCAGCATCCCCGCTGGCGGTACCGCCGTGCTCTCGGCGCTGGCCACCGGTACGACCTCCCCCACCAACCTGCGCGCCGACATGCTGGGTATCCGGGTCAACGCCGTGGACGCCCAGCCCATCGAGGTGGAGGGGGCAGCTACGCCCACCTGGGACATGCGTGCCACGCTCCGGCTGACCGTCCAGGTGCCGAGGGTCTTTCCCGCACATCTGGACGACATCATCACGCCCTAGCACCATGCCGAGCGCAGAGCGCACCAGGTCGCTAAGGAGGCCCACCAGCCATGCAGGCAAACCCTCTCGTTTCTGACTACACCATCCTCGGCTCCTACGGGGAGCTGCACCAGGTGGTCAACGCCGTGTCCCCCGGCTCCGTGAACGAGGTCCAGAGCCTGGAGGTGGCCAGCGCATCCGATGGCACCTTCACCCTGACCTTCAACGGGCAGACCACGGCTCCCATCGACCACGACGCCAGCGCCGCCACCGTCCAGGCAGCGCTGCTCGCGCTCACCAACCTGGATTCGGGCGATGTGGTCGCCACGGGTGGCGCTCTCGGGACCAACCCCGTGGTGCTCACCTTCGGCACCGCCTGGGCTGGGCGCAACGTCCCCCAGATCACCGCCGATGGGGGCTCCCTGGTCGGCTCCGGAGCCTCCGTCGAGGTGGAGACCACCACCAGCGGAGCTGCCGCCGGCACCACGCTCTGGCTCGCCAACGTCACCCAGGTGGAGGCCCGCATCTCCATCGACCGCCAGGAGATCCGCCGCTCCGGCACCCGCAAGACCGGCTACAAGCGTGGGGCCATCTCCGCTGACGGCACCATCACCGGCTTCAAGGTGACCTCCCGCTACGTCGCTGCCATCGCTGGTGAGATGGAGGACGAGAGCAACCCGCCCGCCCCCATGGTGCTCGACATCGTCCTGGACGATCCCGAGTCCCTGGGCGTGGAGCGCCTCCGCCTGCTCGACGTCAAGCTCTGGGAGCTGCCCTTCGGCTTCAACGTGGGAGACGTCATCGAGGAGGCCATCCCGTTCACCTTCGAGGACATCCGAGTCCTGGAAGAGATCACCGGCCAGATGACCCGATAGGAGCTGACCACCACCATGGCAGAGACCGCGAAACAGCGCGCCGAGCGCGAGGCCAACGAGGCCGCCAACGAGGACACCTCGTCCACCGAGGCCGCTCCGTCCATCGAGGCCACCCAGGAGCCCCAGGAGTCCCCCAGCGAGCCCGCCGCATCACCCGCGGCTGGCCAGGCCCCAGAGCCCGAGCTGACCCTGGCAGAGGCCCGGGAGAAGGCCGGCCGGGAGCTGGCTGCTGCCGAGGCCCTCTACTACGCCGGGCAGGCCACGTTGGCCGAGGTGCAGGCAGCACGGTCCGCGTGGAAGGCCACCCGGCGCGGCTAGAACATCCCTAGGCCCAGGAGCGCCGGCCGCTCTCTCGGGCTAAGGCTCGGGGGCCTGGCGCACCTCCTGGGACCTGGTACCACCACCAGAGTCCACTAAGGAGGACCACACCATGGGCAACACGCCCGCCAACCCCCGTCCCGACGCCGCCGAGCCCAGCGAGGACGAGACCCCCGATGTCTCGCCCATCGCCGGCGCCAGCGTGGACCCGCTCCATGCCCTCTTCAACATGGACCTGGCCGCCGCCGAGAACATCACCATGACCGTGGACGTGCCCCTCGTCACCGGCCAGGTCATCCCCTGGACCTTCGGCATGATCGACCAGACCATGATCGAGGAGGTGCGGGAGCGCTGCACCAAGTGGGTCCGCAAGCCCGGCTCCCGCAAGGAGAAGATGCAGGAGCTGGACAACGCCCGCTTCAACCGCGAGATCATCGTGGGGGCCACCGTCAAGCCCGACCTGACCGACCCCCAGCTGGTGGCCAAGTTCACTCCGGCTCGCAACGCCGCCGAGATGCTGGACCGCTTCTTGAAGCCCGGCACCATCCAGAAGCTGGGCGACCAGGTGCTCGACTTCTCGGGCTACGACGACGAGGAGCTGGTGGCCGAGGGGAAAGGCTGATCCTGGGCGGCCATCGGGAGGCCGTTCACCTGGCCATCGCGTGGAGCCGGCACCACCGCTTCCCCAGCGAGGTGCTGGCTCTGCCCCAAGGTGAGCGAGCGTTCATCTACGCCGCCCAGGAGATCGCCCAGGAGGCCGAGAGAAAGACCACCCCCCAGCCCGATTCGGGCACATCTGGGGGACAACCGCAAGACCGAGCAAGATCCTTCCGCAAGGACGTGCTGGAGGGGAGGTGACCCGTGGGCCGCAACCGGATACAGGCAGTCGTTGACCTAGAGGACCGCCTGAGCGGGAAGCTCGCCAAGGTCGCCCGCTCGGTCCGCGGGTTCCGTCAGGAGACCGACGCCAGCGCCCGCTCCACATCCAAGTGGGGCGGGCAGCTGGACAAGATGGCCACCAAGGTCCACAACTTCTTCGGAGCCAAGACCAAGTCCCTGGTGCGCGGCTGGTTCATGTCGATGAAGGTCTCGGCCGCCATCGGCATGGCCGGCGTCTCCATCGCCATCGGCAAGGCGTTCAAGGACTACGTGGCCTTCGAATCCACCCTGCGCAACACCACCGGCCTGCTCGCTGGTGGTGGCATGGGGACTAAGGGCGTGGAGAAGGCGTTCGATCAGTTCCGCCAGGACATCTACCGGCTGGCGCCCAAGCTGGCCAAGACGCCCCAGCAGCTGGCCGAGACCCTCTACGACATCGTCTCCGGTGGCTTCTCCGGGGCTGACGCCACCATGGTGCTGGAGGCTGCCACCAAGGGTGCCAGCGCCGGCAACACCGATCCTGCCGTGGTCGGCAACGCTCTGGTCAAGACCCTCTCCGCCTACGGCTACGGGGCCAAGGAAGCCACCCGCATCACCGACCAGATGTTCCAGAGCGTCAACCTCGGCATCATCTCGTTCGAAGAGATGGCCCAGCAGATTGGTGACGTGGTGGGGCTCGCCGCCACCGCCAAGGTCCCCTTCGAAGACCTCATGGCTGCCATCGCCGTCATGACCCGCAAGGGCCTGGTTCCGGCCGAGGCGTTCACCAGCCTCAACCAGATGATGCTCTCCGTTCTGTCCCCCGGGCAGGCCGAGAAGGAGGCCGCCTCCGCGATCTTCGGAGCCGACGTCGAAAGCATGTGGAGCGCCCAGGCCATGGCGGCCAAGGGGATCTCGGGCGTGATGGATGGGCTCATGTCCAAGCTCGACCCCAGCCCCGATCAGATCAAGCGCATGAACAGCATGAACGCTGAGGTGGCCGACCTCGCCACCGCCGAGGTGGCCGGCGACAAGCTCGACGTGCTCACCAGCTTGTTCGGCAACGTGCGGGCCCTGCGAGGTGCCCTGGTGCTCGCGTCCAAGGAGGGCTACACCTTCGCTGACGCCCAGGAGCGGGCCGGCAAGGCCGCCGGCGCCACCGGCAAGGTGCTGGAGCAGCAGCGCAAGACCGTGAAGTTCCAGCTCGACCAGCTGAAGAGCTACGCCAACGTCTTCTCGCTGGAGGTGATGCAGGACATCGCCCCCGCCATCGGTGAGAAGACCAAGGAAATCTCCAACTTCTTCCGCGAGGTGATGGACTCGGCCGACTACCGCAACGCCAAGGGCATGGGCAAGATCACCGTCCTGGGCAAGGCCGTCTGGGAGGAGGTCTCGGGCTGGTGGGAGAAGAACAAGGCCGCCGTCTCCAAGAAGGTGAGCGACGGCATCGACTGGCTCGGGGGCACCGTCGTACCCCTGGTGGCTGACATCGGCTTCCAGATCGGCCAGGCCCTGGTGCCCGCCATCTGGAAGGGGCTCATGAACACCACCCCCGGCCGGATGCTGGTGGCCGGCGTGGCCCTCTCCTGGGGCAACAAGCTCGGCGGGGGCATTGCGAGCCAGATCGCCCAGGGAGCCGCTGGAGGGGCAGCAGGAGGGGCATCTGGGCAGGCCGCTGGAGGCTCCCTGCTCGGACCTGGGGGAACGCTGCGCATGGCCGCCGGCACCGCCATCGCCGTGACCGGAGCCGTCATGGCCGTGAACGAGCTGCGCATGACCTACAACCGAGAGGTCAAGCGGGTGGACGAGGCCGCCGCCCAGACCGCCACGAACCTCCAGACCATGACGCCCACCCAGCTGACCGAGGCCGAGAAGCGGGCCAACGCGGGCAAGTGGGAGGCCAAGGACTACCTGACCATTGGGCTCACCGCTGCGCTCGACAAGGAGAAGCGCAACTGGGCAGCAGCGCAGATTTACTCGATGCTGCCCGGCCGCAAGTCCCCGGGGGAGCTGGTGGCTGCTGAGAAGAACCGTGACCTCCAGCGCACCACCGCCAACACCATCGCCAGCTACGAGCAGAACGGGCTGCTGCCTGCCCTGGAGAAGCTCTGGTACAGCCCGAACAACGAGCTGCTGAAGACCGTGCTGAAGGGCAACGACGCCAAGACGTGGACCGACCAGAACAACCTGACCGCCAGCGCGTTCCGCACCGGCGAGGTCGCCAAGATGGGCGACTTCTCCAGCACCATCCGCCAGTATTCCGAGGACCCCACCAAGCTCTCCGCTGCCCAGCGAACCGCCGTGGAGTTCCTCATCGCCAACACCAAGGACACCGTCGGCAACATCACCGACTCGGCCGACGCGCTCTACAACCAGGGCTACAGCCAGGAGACCTTCTCCCGAGCCCTGGAGATCGCCAACCCCATCCTCGAGGACGTGGGCCTGAAGACGATGGAGTGGGCCGTGATGCTGACCGCGGCCAAGAAGGCCCTGGACGACGCCAACGCCTACCTGGCCAGCGCCCCCACCGGAGCCGCCTTCACCAACCCCTTCGGACTCAACCGTCCGCTGAACCCCGACCAGACCCGCCCCTCGGGAACCGGGCCCGGCTGGGGAATGGGAGCCGCCAGCACCAACCCCACCGGGGCCAGCCCCACCGACCGGCTGCCCGCCTTCGCCCCGCCGCGCAAGCCCACCGTGCCCCCCACCCGGGTGCAGAAGAACGCCCTGGGCTCCCGGGGCATCGTCCGCAAGCCCACCCTGTTCCTGGCCGGCGAGAGTGGGGACGAGGACTTCTCCTTCACCCCCCACTTCAAGGGCGGGGTGGATGGCGGGGGCTCGGGCAAGCGAGAGGTCAACATCAACGCCCCTCTGGTGGGCCAGGTGCTGGTCGACCCCAACGGCAAGAGCACGGCCGAGATCGCTGACGAGCTGGCCACCATGGTGCTCGACCACCTGGAGAATGGCGCATGACCACCAACTTCATCTGCACCGTGCAGGAGATCGGCGGAGTGGGCTTCACCTTCCCCGTGAACCCCGAGACCTACTCCGCCACCGCCGGCCGCAACTACGACGAGCAGCAGTTGCTCGGCTCCCGGGACATCCCGATGGTGGGCTTCGCCAAGCTGGAACACCTGAACTTCACCGCCATGCTCCCGGGCATCTTCGACGCCAGCTACTGCAACCCCGGGCTCTTCCTTGGGCCGACCGCCGCCTACTCCCGGCTGAAGACCTGGGCGACCGGCGCCGGCGGAGGCAAGACCCGCCCGCTGCGCGTCACCATCCCCGGGCTGCTGGCCGAGACCATGTTCCTGGCCCAGGCCGACGTGAGCACCCAGCCCTCCCAGGAGTTCGGGGACATCTGGGTCGACGTCGAGTTCGTGAAGTGGATCGACCCTCGGGAGCCCCCGGCTCCTGGTGGCCAAGGCGTGCCGACGCTGCCCAACCCCTACTCCCCGGTGCCGATCCCGGGCTTCCCTCCGCCGGCCGAGATCCCCTACCCCACCTACCCCGAGAACCCCCACCCGCCAACGCCGTCCAACCCGATCTTCCAGCCCTCCGTCATCACCGTGTCGAGCGGGGACACGCTCTGGGCACTGGCTCGGCACTACTACGGCGCCGGAACCGAGTGGCGGCGCATCTGGGAAGCCAACAAGCCACTGGTCTCGGGTGACCCCTACGTGCTGACCCCCGGCGAGACCCTCCGTCTCCCGAGCTGACGCCGTGCCCACCGCCCACGCCATCAACGACCCCGAGTGGAAGAAGTTCCGCCTCGTCACCGAGGGGAGCGCCTACAAGGCCCGCCTGGGTAGCGCTGGGGTCTCCTTCGCCCCTCTCGACGTCACGCCCTACGTCGACTCCATGAGCCTGACCGAACAGGCCGGCGAGGCCGCCCAGGTGCTGGAATTCTCCGTCGTGGACACCACCCGCCGTGGGGAGGTGAACCCGCTCCAGGGCATCACCGTGGGCACCCACGTCCGACTGACCGGGCCCATCGCCAACCCCTACCTCGGCCAGAGCCTCATGCCCAACGAGAAGCTCTTCAACGGGCTGATCTTCAAGGCCGGCCGGAGCCACGGTCCCAACGGAGCCACCCGCACCTTCCGCGCCTACGACCCCTGCACCTACTTCTCCCGCACCGAGGACACCCAGGTCTTCGTCGGCAAGACGTTCACCGCCGTGTTCCTGGACATGCTGGCGCGCCACAACTTCACCAACTTCGTCACGGTCTCCACCGGCATCAAGACCGGCAAGATCATCATGGGCCCCGGCTGGACCGTCCACCGCCTCTTCCTGGAGCTGGGCAAGCGCACGTTTGACTCGACCGGGCGCGCCTACCACGTCCGGTCGAACCCCACCCGCCTGCGAGGCGCCGACCTGCTGACCTTCGGGGGCAGCGACCGGGTGACCTGGAACGTGATTGACGGGCTCAACGGGGCCCTCACCCAGTACGACTACGAGGACTCCGCCGAGAACGTGCGCACCCACGTCATCATCGTGCAGGAGGAGTACGACGAGGATGGCGAGTTCAAGGCCCTGAAGAAGCAGCGGGAGGGCTACGTCACCGGCGAGCTGCGGGAGGTCTTCGGGGACCTCATCAAGCTGGTGGCGCCCGACTCCACGCTCATGGAGAAGTGGGGCTCCCGGCCCAACTGGTGGCAGATCGACCAGTCCCTGAAGGACCAGATGGCCCAGGAGCTGGCCAACGTCGGCACCACCGCCCAGAGCGCCACGCTGAAGAGCCTCTACATCCCCGGCATCCGAGTGGGCGACCGCATCAACGCTGGCACCAACGTGGGCGAGCAGCGCCAGAACGGCTGGATTGTCGAGAGCGTCCAGACCACCTGGCAGGGCACCGGCGTGGGCCAGGACATCGGCATCATCGCCAAGCCGCGGGACTCCGCCCTAGGGTTCGTGTCGTGAGCACTGAGCTGGGTACCGCTCGGGCTGCGTCCCGCCTGGCCACCGCTCTCCGGCGCGCCGGCCAGAGCAACCCCACCGCCAGCGGAGCCGTTCTGGGCACCGTGGTGGAGGGCGACACCCCCACCCTGACGGTGCAGCTCGACTCCGGCCAGGTAGTCCCCCAGTGCATGGGAGACCTCATGACCGTGGGCGCCCGAGTGCTCTGCTTCTGGGTCAATGAGGGCCACGACCTCGCCGTGCTCCAGTTCGCCCCGCCAGGCTCGGTCTGAGATGGGCACCGTCTACGCCCGCACGGGCTCCCGCATGGTCCGAGCAGCTCGCAAGGCCACCACGTCCCGCCCTACCGCATCTGGGGCCGTTCTGGGCACCGTGGTGGAGGGCGACACGCCCACGCTCACCGTCGCCCTGGACTCCGGCCAGGTGGTCCCCCAGTGCATGGGGGCCGAGCTGCCCCTGACCACCCGGGTGCTCTGCTTCTGGGTCAACGAGGGGCACGACCTGGTGGTGGTGCAGCTGACCTCTGGGCCGCCCCCTGTCGAGTTCGACTGGGCCTGGACGATCCCCGCCGGCGCCGAACCCTCGGGCCGCTTCCTGGACACCGAGACCGGCGAGAGCTGGCTGGACTCGGGGCTCTTCGACCCCGCCCCGTGGTACTGGGCACCCACCGGGCTGACCCGCCTGGTCTCGGACGAGCCTGTCGAGGATGGACCCACCATCGGCATCGGCACCGTCATCCCCAGCGACATCGGCTACACCGCCATGACCGTCTTCTACTCCGCCTGGGACGCCTTCACCAAGCTCTCCGAGACCTTCCTGTTCATCGGCAACGCCATCATCGCCGTCAACAACATCAACGGCACCGCATCGCTCGCCGCCATCACCGACCTGACCTTCCCCGCTGGTGAGACCCCGTCCTACACGGTGCTGGCGTCGAACAGCGGAGGTGACCTCGGCTCTCACAACGTCCAGGTGGAGCGCACCCCTGCGGGGGACGACGACGTCTACACCGCCAGCTACGGGGCTGCCTCGCTGGAGATCACGCTGCCGAGGGTGGATGACGGCATCGTGGGGCTGGTGGCACCCTGGGCATCCCAGGGCGCCGGCACGCTCTCCACCGTCCTGTTCGCCATGACCGCCGGGGGGTTCCTGGAATGACCGACATCGACTACTACGACCCTGGGGCTCTGTTCGGCCAGCAGCTGGAAGACCTCGGCATCGACCTCTCCGAGGTGGGCATCTACGGCAAGACGTGGGAGTTCGACTTCGACACGGGGGACTTCGTGACCGACGTCGATGGCCACGTCCAGACCGTGGCTGGCCCCGACGCCCTGGTGCAGGCCCTGCGCAAGCGCCTGTCAACGCGCCGCTACACCTACCTGGGGTACCGCTTCGCCTACGGCAACGACCTCGCCGCCTATCTCGCTGAACCGCCCTCGGGAGCGACCAACGCCTGGCTGGCCGAGGTGGCCACCCGAGACGCCATCGCCACCGACCCCCGGGTGCTCGACGCCGTAGAGCTGGCCGTCACCATCGACACCGGCACCGAGGAGGGCACCGTAGAAGGCACGATCTTGGACCGCTACGGCGCCATCATCGAGGTGGACATCCCCTTCCGTTTCGACACCTGAGCGAGAGCTGAGCCCATGCCCTTCCTGCCCACCGCACCTTTCGCTGGCGAGACCGACGTGTCCATCATCGCCCGCATGTTGACCGCCGTGTCTGACGACTTCGTCAAGACCGAGGGGGACTTCATCTACGACACGCTGGCACCGTGCGCTCTGGGCATCGAGCAGCTCTACGGGCACCTGGAGACCCACATCTGGCAGTCGTTCCCCCAGCTCGCCGGGGGTGACGCGCTCGACGCCCTGGCGCTCCAGCTCGCCGGGCTGGCCCGCACGGTGGGCGAGACCGACACCCACCTTCGTGGCCGGCTGCTGGCCCAGCTCGGCACGCCCTCGGGAGCCGGCACGCTCTCGGACTACCGGCGCATCATCGGAGGGGTGGCTGGCACCGGCGTCCTGTCCATCGGTACCGCTTACGGCACCGTGCCCATCTACATCGCCTCCGATGACCATGGGGTGCCCAGCGGTCCGGTGGTGACCGCCGCCCAGGCCGCCGTCGATGCCGAGGGCATCGTGGGCATCGAGGTCACGATCATCCCCGCCAACATGGAGTACGAGGACGACTTCGTGTTGACTCTCGGGCCCAACACCGCCAGCCCCGCCACCCGGGCAGCGTGGACCGCCGCCATCGTGGAGTGGTTCGCCCAGACCGTGCCGGGCACCGAGTTCTCCGTCCCCGCCCTCATGGCGTTCGCCGGCATCCCCTCGGGGCTCTACAGCTCGCACAGCTTCGACTCCCTGACCACCACCCAGACCATGGCCGACGACGACGGCATCTTCCGGGCCACCACCGTGAGCGTGGTCTGACATGGTCGACGTCGTCGTCTGGGATGGCTCCGACCTGGTCTGGGATGGCTCCGACCTGGTCTGGGGAGACGCTGGCCCAGAGCCCGCCCCTGCCTGGCCGGCCGACCTGCTGGGCACCTTCGCTCCCCAGCTGCTCGCCTACACCCCCCACTACGCGCAGAGCACCTTCATGCGGGCCATCATCCAAGCCATCGGCTACGAGTTCGACGCCGTGCTCGCGGTCATCGAGGAGCTGGACACCCTCGCCATCTTCGCTGACTGCCCCGAGTGGGCCCTGGAGTGGTGGGAGGCCGCCTACGGGCTCGCCCCCGATGGCTGGTCCACCGCCGAGCGCCGCACCGCTCTGGCCGCCTGCCTGCTCGACGTGAGCCACTGGGACAACTACAAGACCTACGTGGCCGCCTTCGCCCGCATCGACCCCGCCGGCGTTGACGTGAGCATCACCGACTACGACCTGACCGTGACGCTGCCGCTGACCGTCACCGGCGCCGACCTCGTCCAAGCGACCTTGGCCGCCCAGCGGGCCACCCCCGTCCACATCGCTCTGACCGTCGACACCGCGTGAGCGACATGCACCCCACCGCCGAGCGCGCCGTGACCATGCTCACCGGCAAGCTGGCCGTCGTCTTCTCGCTCGCCCTCACCTTGGGGCTGGCCACCTACCTGAGCTGGAACGCCTGGACCTTGCCTCCCTCGGACAGTGCCCTCGGAGGGGTGGAACCCTTCGACCACCGCTGGCTGGCCGTCGCCGCCAGCCTCTCCGCCTGCCTCTGGGTGGTGAATATCCACAACGGCTTCGCCCTGCGCCTCTGGGTGAGCCTGCTCACCGCCACCGCCCTCGGCAGGGCCCTAGACCTGCTGCTCAACGGAAGCTCCGGGCTCGACCGAATCACCGAGACCAAGGCTGCCATGGCGTGGACCTTGCTTTGGGGCGGAGGGATCGTCGCGGCTCTTCTGGTCAACGCGTACTCTCTGCTCTGGGGGGCACCGCCCGCCCCCCAACGTGGTGAAGGACTGGCAAATGGGAGTTGAAGCAGCTGGGCCGATCCTGACCCTGCTGGGGACCTTCGGGGGAATCTGGGCCGTCATCGCCCTGTTCAACCGGTACCAGGCAGACTTCACCACCCGGTACCGCACCGAGCTGGCCACCGAGCGGGAGCTACGGAGCCAGGCCGAGTTGGAAGCTGACCGCGAGCGAGAGCAGCGCATCGCCGCCTACACCGAGGTGGGCCGCCTACAGGCCGTGCTCGCCGCTCACAACATCAAGGACACCCGATGATGACCACTGAAGACCCTCTCGCCCCGCTGGACCCCTTGGACGGGCACCACGGCATCCTCCCCCGCTCCAAGTGGGGGCGCCGCACCCTGGTGGCCGCCGTGGGGCTCATCGCCGTGCTGGGCTTCACCAGCGCCGCCGGCCAGTACCTCTCGCTGAAGAACGACGAGGCCCAGGAGACCGCGTCCCAGGTGGCCAGCTGCCGCTCCGAGCTGCGGGACATCTACAAGGACCAGCCTCGTGACTCCGTGCAGGCCGTGCTCTCGCGCCTCTCCCAGATCAACGCCGCCGGTCTGGAGGCTGCCGTGGATGGAGAGGCCGGCACCAGCGCCGATGGCGACAACCCCTACTCGGGGCTGACCTTGGCCCAGCTCCGGGAGGTCTCGGGCGAGGCCCGCATCGAGCTGGCCAAGCGACAGAAGGCAGCCGACGCCGCCAGCGCCGAGCACACCCGCCTGGTGGCCTTGGCCGCTCGGGATACCGCCGAGTACCTGTCCGAGTGTGAGAGGCTGACGCCATGAGAATCACCATTCCCAAGTGGCTGGCCGACCTCACCGAGCGGGCCGGCTGGACCGCCTTCCAGACGTTCCTGGGGGTCATGGCAGCATCCGACGTCTTCGACGTGGCCACCGTGGAGCTGGCCGCCATGGCTGCCGTCGCTGCGGGGCTCGCCGTCGTCAAGTTCGCCGTGACCGACTTCCTGCGCTCGGGCCGGCGCAGCTCCAACCTCTGGGTGGACGTTGCCGAGCGCACCGGGGCCACGTTCCTGGAGGTCTTCCTGGCCGCCGTCATCGTGAACCCTGGTGACGCTGCCACCTACAAGTACGCCTACGTCGCTGCGCTCGCCGCCGCTGTCGCCGTCGTGAAGGGCACCGTGGCCCGCCGCTTCGGCAAGCCCACCGCGGCCACGCTGCCCATGACCTTGGACCCCACGCCATGGCCGTGGGAGGGCTCGGAAGGTCCTCCGGTCGGCTAGGTCCGTCGCCCCTGCCGCCGATGACGTAGAACGTCTCTCATGCAGGTAGGACTTCACGACGAGGCCGCACCCAGCGCTGTGCTGGTTGAGACCACCACCGCCGATGGCATGTACCGCTACCGGCTCCACGCCGATGACGCCGTGGTGGTGGCCAAGCGGACCCCCGAGGGGGGGTGGGAGACCGCCTACATCTACGTGGTCGGCGGGTGTAACTGCCCAGGGTTCGCCCACCGCAACGAGTGTAAGCACGCCGACCTTGCCCGAGCCCTGCTCTGGTGGTGGGCCGAGCGCACCACCGACATGGCGTGACCATCCACAACAGCCTCGCCCTCTGGCGCCCCGACCTTGCAGCGGTAGCGCTCGACCCCACTCGCCAGATAGCGCCTCTGCACTTCAACGGCGCCTGGGACGTGGAGCCCTACGAGGTCCAGAGCCGCGGCATCGCCTGGCTCTACGCCGTGCCCCGCTCGATCCTCGGGGACGTCACCGGGCTGGGTAAGACCATCCACATCATCGGTTCCATCGTGGCGCTCCAGGTCACTGGCGAGCTGGCCGGCCGCAAGGCCCTGGTGGTGGTGGAGCCCGGGGCCGTCGAGCAGATCGCTGGGGAGTTCGCCACCAAGGCCCCCGGGCTGAGGGCGCGCCACGTCACCCCCAAGATGACCCGCCAGAACCGCCGCACGCTCTACAGCCGGGACTGCGACGTCATCATCATGGGCTATCCCACGATGTGGCGAGACGCCGCCCTGCTGACCCAGCAGCGCCTGGCCATCGTCTGGTTCGATGAGAGCACCGCCTTCGCCAACGACGACACCCAGACCGCCAAGGGAGCCCGCACCGTCACCGCCAACGTGGCCCGCATCCACTGTGCGACCGCCACCCCTGTGATGATGGGGCTGCTCGACCTCTACAGCCCGCTCCGGGTGCTCGGGCTGGCTGGTATCACCGGGACCGTCTTTGGCAACCTCTGGGAGTACCAGCACCGCTACCTTCTCGCTCGGCACCAGAGCGTGCAGCGCGCCGGAGCCGTCGTGGCCCAGAAGACCACCTGGGTGGCCAACCCTGCCACCCTCCCCGAGTTCCGAGCCAAGCTCTCCCCGTACTACCTCCGCCGCAACGACGGCACCGCCGACATGCCCGAGGTGCTCCCGCCCGAGGACATCTGGCTGGACATGACGCCGGCCCAGACCACCCGCTACCGAGCCATCCAGAACGGCGCCGAGGCCGTGGACTCACGCTTCATCCGGCTGCTCCAGGCCGCCACCACGCTCGCCAACCTGGGTGACGAGGACCACTCCGCCAAGTTCGATTGGTTCATGGACGCCCTGGAGCGCCGCTACGTGGACGACGACGGCAACCCCGAGAAGGTGGTGGTCTTTCTGGCCAACCGGGCCGCCGTGGAGGCCCTCCGTCGCCGCCTCGCTTCCGCCGGCTGGGGAGCCGCCCTCATCACCGGCGACCACCGCAACGAGCGGGAGGCCGAGCGCCAGCGCTTCTGGAACGATCCCAACTGCCGAGTGGCCATCGGAACCAAGGCCATCGAGAAGAGCCTCAACCTTCAGGTGGCGCGCTGGGCCGTCATGCTCGACCTGCTCTTCAACCCCAGCCGCATCGAGCAGTTCCTGGGCCGAGTCAAGCGCACCAACAGCGCCTTCTCCCACGTCCACCTGGACCGGGTGATGTGCCGCGGCACGGCCGAGGAGGGGCTGCTGCACGTGGTGCGCGGCCGCCAGGCCCTGGCCGACTACGTCCACCAGGACGTGTCCGACATCTTCAAGACGATGACCGCCGAGGACCCAGCCTCGGCCCAGTTCGTCCTCAACTTCGGGAGTGCCAGCTAGTGGACCGCACCGCCTCTCTGGCCGAACGCCTCCAGCGCTACACCGTGGAAGACCGTGGCCACCCCACGCCGTGCTGGGTCTGGCAGGGGCATCTAGACCACGCCGGCTACCCCGGGGCCGTGAGACGGGCTCCGCTGACTAAAGCCAAGGCGTACACCGTCATGTACGAGCACCTGGTGGGGCCGGTGCCCAAGGGCCTTCATCTGGACCATCTCTGCTCTGTCCGAGCCTGCGTCAACCCCGCCCACCTGGAACCAGTCACCCCAAGGGAGAACCAGCACCGCTCCCGCCCTTCAGGCTGCAAGCGAGGCCACGGTGCATGGGATCGCATCCGCCCCGACGGATCGCACCTATGCCGCCAGTGTGACGCCCTGCGGTCTGCCGCTTACCGAGCCAGGAAGAAGGCCCAGCTATCGCATCCGTAGAGTACGACGACCTCATCATCGGGGGGATGCTCGGAGGAGACCAGGACCGCTGGCGCCGTGCGCTGCACGAGTGCCAGCCGGCCCACTTCGTGGGCACCCACCGCACGCTCTACGAGATGGGCGTTCGGTACTACCGGGCCACGGGCTTCCCCGTCGACTACGCCCGCTTCTGCGACATGGCGTCCGAGGTTGACCCAGCGCTGCGCATCACGCTCGACGCCGAGTTCGCACGGCTCTGGTGGCTGGAGGTCCCCGAGGCCCACTACCGCTGGGCCATCAAGTCCATCAAGGACAAGCGCCGAGACGAGCACCTGGCATCTGGGCTCATGGTGGCCATGCGCACGCTGACCGAGGGGCTCGGAGGGGAGCAGGGCTACGAGGCCGCCCGCCAGGCCCTCTCGGGAGCGCTGGCCGAGATCGACAGGCACTTCGCTGCCGAGAGCCCCTACGGCAACATCCGAGAGGATGCCGGGCTCGTCTGGGCCGACTACGAGACCGCCATCGAGACCGCCGGCATCACCCCCGATGGCGTGCTGACCGGGCTGCCTGAGATCGACGCCCGCATCGTGAACCTACGGCGAGGCGAGAACATGCTGGTGGCCGCCTACTCGGGCGAGGGCAAGACCACCACCATCCAGAACATCGCGTGGCACGTCGCCGTGGCCCAGCGCCGCAACGTCCTAGTGCTCACCAACGAGAACCAGTACGACGCCTACCGGGCCCGGGTTTACAACCGCCACTCCCACCACCTGGTCCCTGGGGGGCTCTCCTACAACGACATCCGCACCGGCACCCTCTCGCCCGAGCAGGCCACCCTTTGGTGGCAGGTGTGCAACGACTTCGGCACCGGCAACTACGGGCGCCTGGAGATCGTCCAGATGCCCACCGGAGCGTCCATGGAGTGGGTCACCGCCACCTTGGAGCGCTACGCCGACGAGATGGACGTCGACCTGGTGGTGCTCGACTACATCGGCCGGATGGGGGCCATGGTCAAGCGCCCCACCCGCCGGGAGGAGCTGAACGACTCCATCAACCTCTGGGCCAGCGCTCTGGTGGGCTACGACCATGGCCGTGGAGTGCCGGGCATCACCGGGTACCAGGTGGGCCGTGAGCACTGGCGCACCGCCCAGAGCACCGGCTACTACGACCTCTCCTGTCTGGCCGAGACCTCCGAGGCCGAACGCAACGCCGCCGTGGTGCTCTCCATCCTGCGCCGCCCCGACGTGGAGCGGGAAGCCTGGGTGCAGCTGCTGAAGAACCGGGACGGCGCCACGCTGGAGCCCACGCCCATCCGCACCGACTTCGCCACCACGCTGGTGACCAGCGCCGGCACCGGGGGCTGGGGTCTGTGAGCCAGGTCAAGGACCCTAGTAGCGGTCGGTACGTGAGACGCCACGCCCCGGAAGGTCACAAGCTCTGTGGACGCTGCGGGCACACCAAGCCCTTAGAGGACTTCCCCCGAACCAGTCGAAACAAGGATGGCCGAGGGAGCCGCTGCAAGCCCTGCGCTAGCGCCGCAACTAGGGAGTGGCGAGCCGCCCACCCAGACCTGCCCGCGTGGCGCCGGGCACTTCTCCTGTCGTCCTACGGTCTCACCCAGGAAACCTTCGACGCCATGCTGGCCAGGCAGGGCGGAGGTTGCGCCTTGTGCAACGCCCCCGCTGCAACAACCCGCATTGTTGTTGACCATGACCACCAGACTGGCCGGGTACGGGGGCTCCTATGCGTGAGCTGCAACGCCGCCATCGGCAAACTTGGGGATAGTGCCGAGGCTCTGCGTTATGTGGTCACGTACCTGGAGGAAAACACCTAAATGGGCATCATCCGCATTGTTGACGAGGCCGTCTCAATCTTCACGGTGGCAGCTCACTACGGGCTCCCGTGGGCTGAGGACACGGGGCGCCGGCAGCAGGTGCATTGTCCTATGCACTCTGATAACACCCCTTCCTCCAGAGTGTACCCAGACAGTAATAGTGGCTTCTGCTGGACCTGCCAGGCCGCCTACGGGCCCTCCAAGCTGGCCGCCGTGCAGGAGGGCGTGAGCATCACCCGGGCCGCTCACATCCTCGCCCGCCGCTACGCCATCGACACCAGCCCGGACGCCGACCTGGCCGAGTTCCGTGCGCTGGTCGACCGCTGGGAGCGAGGGCCCGAGACCAACACCCCAGAGGCCAGGAGAGCCGCCTCCCTGGCCGTCAGGGCCGCCGTGGTCGACTGGTCCGCTGCCCAGCAGCTGCTGCCCCTCTACGACGCCCTGGACGCCCAGGAGCTGACCCCCGAGGACTTCCTGGACCTCGCAAGGCTTGCTCTATCGCAACCGTCTACATAGGATAGGACCATGTCTGCTGCCCCGCTCCCCACCCACGAGACCGAGTTCCACGCCCAGCTGCCCGACTACGCGTCGATGGACGAGGCCGCCGAGATCCTCGGGCGCACCACCGCTCGCATCCGCCAGATGGTCGCCAACAACAACTTCCGCACCGTCTACCGCCTCGGCAGTCGCCCCACGTACTTCTTCGACCGGGCCGAGCTGCGGGAGCTGGCTGACACCAACGAGGCCGCGGCGTGAGCGCTGGGAGCACCGACCCCCGCACCCTCACCAACAGCGAGCTGATCCAGCTGGTGGAGCTGCCCGAGGCCCACGATGGGCTCCGCTACTACCTGGCCAAGGCCGCCAAGATCGAGCTGTTGGAGGGGGCCACCCCCGAGCGCACCACCGAGCTGCTCGACGTGGCCCAGGCCCGACGATCCGAGCACCACGCCCTGCTGCGCACCCGCCGCCAGGATGGGCCCGTGGACAAGGCCGCGCTGATCGAGCAGAAGCTGGGGGACGAGAGCTGGTCCTACGTGGAGCACCAGCGCACCGACGGCTTCCGTGACGACTGCACCGGGCGCAAGGCCACGCTGGCCTTCGTCCTGCAGGGCACCAAGTCCGGGCGCACCATCCAGGTGACCCGGAACACCGTGGAGCACGCCCACGCCCACCTGCGCCCCATCACCAACTGGCCGCCGCCCCGAGGCCGGCGCCCGCTCCAGTCCCGGGAGGCTCGGGCTGCTGGCGTGGTCACCCTGGCTGACATCGGGTAGCGCACATCTAACGGGACTTTACCGGAGTAAATATCCCCACAAATGTGCGGGGGGTGCTTGCTCCACCGCAAGCCATCCACTAGGGTGCCGAGCACTCCGTAGCTCTACATCCTGAAGGATCACCATGGCCGCTCTGCCCCGCCCCTTGTCGACCCCCAGCGACCTGCAATGAGGGCCGGGCTGGACTACAACCTCGGGGGTCCGACCTACGGCACCGTCCCCTCGGACGAGGTGCTCTACGAGAAGATGTTGTCCACCGCCAGGTTCCAGGCGCGCCAGCTCCGGCTGCTCTCCCCCGATGAGGCCGCATCGGACGCGGTCATCACCGTGGTGCTGGACAAGCGCTACCAGGACCGCTGGAAGCCTGGCAACGCCGACGTCTGCACCTGGCTCTACCCCATGGTGCAGAACAAGCTCCTGGACATCCGCCGCAAGCAGCGCCGAGCGCACCGCTGGCAGCTGGAGGCCGTCGAGCGCCGCGGGAACGGGGCTCCTGTCGAGACCCACTGGCACGGGGCCCAGGACTACGAGCCCGGCACCGAGGACCCTCGCCTGGCCGACGCCGAGACCCTCGCCACCCTGGAGCAGCTCCGCCGGCGCGTGGCGCACGACCCCTTCTTCTCCGAGCTGCTCGACGCCGTCGCCGGCCGAGCCCTGGCCGGCGAACCCGTCACCATCAAGGGGCTCGGGGAGCAGTTCGGGATGCCGAAAGAGACCGTGCGAGAAGCTCTCCGGTCCTTGCGCTACCAAGCCTCCAGCACCCTGGGCGGGTGAGCCAGCTCTACGGCCACCACGCTGCGCGCCGCCAGCTCCTGGAGACGCCCGAGGGCCAGCCTGTCCTGCTGACCGGACCCTCGGGGATCGGCAAGGCCGCCGTCGCCGCTGCGATGGCCCACCACTTCGCTGACCCCATCGACGCCATGGTCTACCGACCGGTGCGCATGGCCGACACCCGAGCCCTGGCCGACTGGCTGCGCACCACCCCGATGGGCACCAAGGGCAAGGCCGCTGCGCTCGACCTGGACGGCAGCGTCCCCGCCGTGGCCCAGGCCCTGCTGAAGACGCTGGAGGAGCCCCCACGGGGCACCTGGCTGGTGCTGACGGCATCGGAGGCCGTGCCCTCCACCGTGGCCAGCAGGGTGCGCACGCTCACCCTCCGGCCGCTTTCGGACGCCGACACCTACGCCGTGCTGACCCAGGCCGGCGTACTCGGGGAAGACGCCCAGCGCCTGACCAACCTGGCCGGCGGGCGCCCCGGATTCGCCCTCGGCTACCGGGAGGCCCTCGGAGGGCGCGCCCGTGTGCTGACCCTGGCCGCCGCCATCTCCCGCCGGGACTGGTCGCTGGTGACCAAGGTGCTCCGGGGCAACTGGGACCGGGCCGCCGTGGGAGCGTTCCAGCTCTGGCTGGCCGACGTGCTCAACGACACCACCCGCGCCTACGCACCGGGTGAGCGCTACGGGCTCGACGTGCTGGTGCCCCGAGCGCACCTGACCGCTGCCGAGCGAGCGCTGGCCCTGCCGGTGCCCCCGGCGCTGGCCGTCTCACTGGCCGCCCGAAAGATTCTGAACTAATTCCGGTCGGATCGGCTTTACCTGGCGTAGCAATACACCACCTTTCGGGCGCCCCTTAGCCCAGAAACCGGGAGCTATCCCGAGAAAGCACAGAGGTGTAATTCCATGGCCGAAACGCCTGCCCCTGAGACGCCCGCCACGAGCGAGCGCCGCTGCCCCGACTACGAGGTCTGCCGGGGCTCCTGTGAGCCCGACGAGTGCCAGCGGGTAGGGCTCGACCACCCGCACCCTCGCTACTCCAAGCGGTGGAGCGTGGAGGATCGAGCTGCCTTCGGCGTCACGCCTCCGCCCAACCGTGCCTACGCCGTCGTGGAGCTGGCCCTGTCCGATGACATCGACCCCGGCGAGTTCACCCGGGACATGGTGCTCCACCTGGAGGGATTCGATGAGTGCCACATCCAGGTGCTGGCGGGGGGAGGGCTGCCGTCGCTGGCCACCTGGCTGCCGGCCAAGGCCGCCTACGACGAGATGAAGGCCCGTCGGGACGCCGTTGGAGGTGACTTCTCACCGGAGTACCGGGAGGCCAACGCCGCCCTGCGCCCTTTCGGGAAGGCCCTGGCTGACATCGAGCAACAGCTGCGCATCGAGCTGCTGGAGGCCCTTCGATGAGCGCCCGCACGTTCATCATCACCGGGCTGCCACCCGAGGTCGACGCCCAGGACGTGGAGAGCGCCATGGTCCACCACCTGGACCTGTTCCACCCCGAGGTCCGAGCCACCGAGGTCCGAGCCACCGAGGTGCTGGAGGAGGACAAGGTGCCCGCCCTGGAGCCGCTGGACTACCGGCTGCCGCCGTGCGTGGGCCGCCTGGTGGAGAGCTACAAGGCCGCCCGAGCTGCTGGGGAGGTGGCGGAGAAAGCCCGCACGGCACCGGGCTCTGGTCCCATGCAGGAGGCCCGCTACCACTTGGCCATTCGCAACGACGATGAGGCTCGGCACCGCTTCCACCAACTGCGCAAGCACCTGGCCACCGACCTGTTGCGAGAGCTGGGGGAGAAGTGAGCGCTGACGACGCCCTCTGGGAGGCCACCACCGGAAACGGCTTCCGGGTGCGCCTGGAGCCCAACGGGGCGAGCCCCACCACGCTGCGCCTGACCGTGACCCGGGTGCTCGACGCCCCCAGCCCTGGTCGTGGGCGCCGGCGCATCCAGCCGGTGCTCGACGTTCGCCAGGCCGAGGAGCTGGGGCGGGTGCTGGTGAGCTGGGCGGCCGACCACCCCGCCACCGACGCCGAGCTGCTCGCTGACCGGCTGCGCTCCCAGTCGTTCGACCCTCGGTCACGCCCGCCGTCTTGTGAGCCCTGGGGCTAGGTGACCACGTCACGCTTCGCCTCCGCCGAGCGCAAGATGACCTCGGGGACCGAGCGCAAGCTGCCACCGCTGCGCACGCTGGCCACCGGCGACGTGGCCCTGGGCACCGAGCTGGTCCGGGCCCTGGGCCATCGCCTGGCGCCTGACGAGGTCTTCGACGTCTGGGGGGACGAGCCTGCCCGGGTGGCCGAGCTGGTGCTGGCGCGCCCGCCGGCCAAGCGACGGCGCCTGGTGCGCTGGTGGTCGATCGAGGACGCCCGCCCCGGGCCCGAGGTGCTCATGGCGCTGCGCTCGCTCCGCTCGATCCGAGGGACCTGGGTGGTGGCCACCGCTGCGACGACGCCCCACCAGGCGTGGGCTGACGCTGGCATCTGGGACTGGGAGGTTGCGCTCCGCCTGTCGCCGGCCGAGCGTCTGGCGTGGGTCCAGCGCCTGCTCGGGGGAGCGCCTCGCAACGTGGCCGGCCAGGTGCTGACCCGAGTCGGTACTTCTCCGGCGCATCTGGTCGCTGCTGGTCGCGCTCTGCGCCTGGTGGTCGACTCCCAGCCCACGACCGGCGACGTCTCGGCCCTGGTGCCCGCCGACGCTGGGAGGGACTTCGTGGACGCCCTGCTGGCTGGGGACCGCCGTGGGGCCATGGCTGCTGCTCCGCTGGTGCCCGATCCCTACCAGGCTCTCCAGCGCCTCCACTGGCTCCTGTTGGACCTCTGGACGCTGGCCGAGCTGCGCCCTGCCGCGGCCAGCAGGCCCGCTCGGGAGGTGGCCGAGGTGACCGGGCTGCCGCGCTGGACGTTGGACGAGCTGATCCCCCTCGCTGCCCGCTACCCCCGGGCCAAGGTGGGCGACCGCATGGAGGCGCTGGCCGTGGCCCACGTAGGTCTGCGCCAGGCTCCAGACCTCGCCGGCCAGGTGCTGACCACCCTCGCCGCTATGTGGCTATCTGGCCGCTGACCAGGTATTGCCCGCTTGTGCGTACATCTGAGGGGACTTTACCTGAGTAAATATCTCTGCAAATGTGCAAGAAACCCTTGCGCAATCGCAAGCCATGACCGATACTGGGTACATGGAAGCCACCAAGATCCCCACCACCGACCGAGGCTACGACGAGATCGCCGCTGCCTACCCCACCTACGAGGCCCTCGCCGCCGCCTTCCGAGCTGGTGAGGTCACCAGCATGGAGATGGCCCGAGGCCGCCGCAACTTCAACGTCCACACCGCCGCTGGTGCCATGCGTCGAGCCAACGAGCGGGCCCGCCGCTACGCCACCAAGGTCCAGACCTTCAAGGCCGACCAGTACCGCTACACCGACGCCTGGTGCCTGGAGCGCCTGACGTGCGAGGCCCCCGGGCTGGAGCGGGAAGCAGCGCTGCTGCTGAAGCTGACCACCCCGGCCCAGCGCCGGGAGGCCGTGCGCATGGCCCACCGCTTCACCAACGCCACCGCTGACGCCGGCCGCTGGTCGGACGCCGTGCAGAGCTGCCTGGCCGACGCCCGCCGTGCCTACCCCGACCCCGCCGACGAGGCCCGCACCGTTCGGGCCCTCACCACCGCCGCCATGCTCATCGGTGGCCGTGGCCGCCGGGTGGCCCTCCAGGTGGCATCGTGAGCACCTACCAGCCCAACTGGATCGCCTACGCCCACGCCATCGGCAAGCACCCGAGCGAGGTGGCGGGACCCTCCGCCAACGCCCGCTTCATGGCGTTCATCTCCACCAGCTGGGCCGAGTTCACCGCCGAGACCGGCACCGTCAAGGTTGGCACGCCCGACTGGGCCGAGCGCTTCTCCGCTTGGCTGACCGCCCGCTACCCCGAGCCCCAGGAGTCCACCCCGTGAGCGTCCCCACCAAGGCCCGCAAGGGCAACGTCATCGCCTGGCCCACCACCGTCCACGTCACCCCCCAGCCTGGCTCGGGGCTGGAGCCCTCCGACTCCACCACCTGGAGGCTGGGCATCTGCGCCTCGGCCGACCGGGCCGGCATGGTGAAGACCGTGGCCGAGCTGCACTACGGCACCACCAAGCGCTTCGCCCTGCGAGACGAGCGCTACGTGGTCGACCCCGGCAGGGTGGTGCTCGACATCGAGGGGCTCACCGCCGCCTACGCCGAGCTGCACCGGCGGGAGGACTACCGCCCGCTGCGCACCGCCGAGGAGACCAAGGCCCTGGTCCAGCGCTTCACCCTGGCCGGGAATCCGTCATGACCGCCGCCATGGCGCTGGTGAGCGCCCTGTCCACCGTGGGGGCCGCCTGGGGGACCGTGGAGGTCGTCCGAGCGAGGCTCTGGGAGATGACCCCGCTGGTGCTCTCGGGCTGGCTGGTGGCCGCCGTCTCCGCTGCTCTGGTGGCCGCCACCTGACACCGTCCCAGCCGATGACGTAGAACGTCTCCCATGGGAACACCAATCGAAGACCTCCGCCCTGGTGACGCCGTCGTGGTGAACGCCGTCGTGGATCGCATCATGTCCGAGGGCATCCACGGCATCAACGCCGTGGTGGTCCGCATGACCAACGCCCAGGCCACCGCACGCCACGACGCCGTGGCGCGTGTGGTGGTGAGCGCCGACGACGTCACCGAGGCCGCCCGCCTGTGGCACTTCTCCGCCGAGCACGCCCGCCTGGCCGAGTGGCTGCTGGACGAGCGCCCCGCCGACGTGGCCGAGCGCATGAGCGACACCGGCGCCGTGGACCTCTGCCTGGAGCTGCTGGCCCGCCTCGCCGTCTGCGAGGGGCTGCTGGTGAAGCTGACCGCCGGCAAGCTGGTGGCCGACGACGTGGACTACGAGCTGACCGACGAGCAGGCCGCCACGCTCATCAAGCTGGGGATCATCGCCCCGTGAGCGACTACTGGGCCCTGACCGATCCGGCCGAGGTCATCGCCTACATCCGAGCCGCCCTGGACTCGGGCCAGCTGATCGGCGCCGACACCGAGACGATGGGCCCCAACGGGGAGGCCGGAACCCCGGCGCTCGACCGCTGGCACAACCGGCTGGTGGGCTTCTCCGTCTCGGCTCGCTGGGGTGAGGCCGTCTACGTACCACTCGCCCACGACGAGGGCCCCAACTGCCCCGTGACCCCCGAGCTGCGGGCCGTGCTGGCCGAGCTGCTGACCTGCGGCCGCACCGCCTGGCACAATGGCCACTTCGACGCCCCGCCGTTCTGTCGCCTGGCCGGCATCCGAGTGGCCGCGTTCCGAGCCGCCCACGACACCCAGCTCATGGCCCAGTGCCTGGGAGAGCGCTCCGAGGCCGGCTCCGACGCCAGCGCCGGGCTGAAGGCCCTGGGGGCCAAGTACCTCAACATCGAGCGCCCCAGCTTCACGGACCTGTTCCCCCCCAAGACCCCGTCGGCCAAGCGCCGCTTCGCCGGGCTCCCGGTGGACGTGTCCATCCCCTACGCCGCCGCCGACGCTGACGACGTGCTCGGGCTGGTGGCCGCCCTGGCACCGCTGCTCGATCACTGGAAGGTCGCTGACACCTACCGGCTGGAGATGGCCCTGTTCCCCGAGATCCTCTGGATGGAGGACCGGGGCTGCGCGCTCGACCAGGACTACGCCAAGCGCTGCTCGGACGCCCTGGCGAGCTTCACCACCGCCGGCACCGAGGTCATCTACGCCCGGGTGGCCGAGCGTCTCGGGCGCCCCCCGGTGGTCAAGCTGCAACGTACCTCCAAGGGCGAGAAGGTCTGGAAGGAGGAGCCGCTCTCGCTGACCTCCAACGACTCCCTGGCAGCGCTGCTCTTCTCCGAGCCACCCTGGGGCATCGGTCTTCACCCCGTCAAGCTGACCGGCAAGGGCAAGCCCTCTGTAGACGAGGAGGTGCTCTCGCGCCTCGCCGTGCAGGAGGACTGGCTGGAGTGGCTGCTGGAGGTGCGCTCCGCCGGCAAGGCCAAGGGCACCTACTTCGACACGTTCGCCACCTACTGCACCGACGACGAGCCCGGCCAGCTCACCCTCCACCCCAACTACCGCCAGTTCGGCGCCGAGACCGGCCGCACCGCCAGCTCGGACCCCAACGTGCAGAACCTCCCCAAGGAGCAGCGCATCGGGGCACGCAAGGACGGCACTCCGGTCATCCCCGGCGTGGAGCCCGTGACCGTGAACACCCGGGACATGCTGGTCCCCCGGGGCGGCTTCTACTTCGTGGACGTCGACTGGTCGGCCATCGAGTACCGGCTGATCGCTGGCTACTCCCAGGACCCCGGGCTGCTGGAGGTCTTCCGCAAGGGCATCGACATCCACGTAGCCACCTACGCGCTCATGTACGGGGTGGACCCCGCCACGGTCGACGGCAAGCAGCGCTCCGAGGGCAAGGCCCAGCCCGACGACTCCCCCGTGCTCACACCCGCTGGGTGGGCCAAGATGGCCGACCTGGCCGTGGGCTCCGAGGTGATCGGCTCCGACGGTCTCCCCACCGTCGTGACAGGTCTCTACCCCCAGGGACTCCGCCCCGTGGCCATCGTGACGCTGGACGACGGCACCACCGTGCGCTGCGACCATGACCACCTCTGGACAGTGCGCACCTCCAACGGGGCCACCAAGACCAAGACGGCCGCCGACCTCGCCGGGAGCCGATGGGCACTTCCCGAGTTGGCCCCTGTCACCTTTGCCCCTGGGCCAGCTCTGCCCCTGGACCCGTACCTGGTGGGCGTGCTGCTCGGAGACGGGTGTATCACTCACCATGCCAGCGTGTCCATCGGCCAGGACGACACCGAGGCCATGGTCCCGCTCATCACCGCGGCTCTGCCCGACGGCTGCGAGCTGGTCGACCGAGGAAGCAACACCCACTACATCAAGGGACCCCACGGCCGAGGCAGGTGGGACCAGAACCCCGTCACCAAGGAGCTGCGGGCGCTCAACCTGCTGGGCCGAAACTCCCACGACAAGTTCATCCCCGACGCCTACCGCTGGGCCAGCGTTGCCGACCGAATCGCCCTGTTGGCCGGGCTGCTCGACACCGACGGCAGCGTGCGGGCGGGCGGGCAGAGCGTGGAGTACGCCACGGCGTCACCGTTCCTGGCCGACCAGGTGGCCGAGCTGGTGCGCTCCCTCGGAGGGAAGGTCCGGGTGGCCCAACGATCCACCGGCCCCGCCGCTGGCCAGTACCGCCTGGGCATCTCCATGGCCACCACCCCGTTCCGTCTGCCCCGCAAGCAGGCGGCGTCCAACCGCACACGCTCCGTGCGCCGCTCCATCGTTGGGGTGGAGTTGACCGACGCCGCCGTCCCCATGCGTTGCATCACCGTGGCTGCCGAGGACCACCTCTATGTCACCGAGGGCTACGCCCTGACCCACAACACCATCAACTACGCCCTCAACTTCGGGGCCGGCGCCGAGCGCCTGGCCGGGATGCTCGGGTGCTCCATCGAGGATGCCAAGGCCAAGATGGTTCTCTACGAGCAGGGGCTCCCGCTGGTGGCAGCGTGGAAGGCCGGCGTGGAGGAGTTCGCCAAGGCCAACAAGTACGTGGAGACCCTCTTCGGCCGCAAGCGCTGGCTCAACTTCGGGGGCTCCAACGTGAGTGAGTCGGCCGCCCGCAAGGCGTACTTCGCTGCGCTCCGGGAGGCCGTCAACTGCCCCGTGCAGGGCACCGCCGCCGACCTGCTGAAGATCACCCTGGTGCGCCTCGGGCCGTGGCTCCGCCAGTATTTCCCCGAGGTCCGCACCGTGCTGACCACCCACGACTCCATCACGTTCGAAGTGCCCGACGCCGTCGACCACGCCTACTTCATCGAGGCCGTGCGCCCCGTGGTGGAGTTCCCCTGGGACTGGCAACCGGGCTGGCCGCACATCGCCGCCGACTTCGTCCACGGTCGCATCGGTTGGGGCTCGCTGAAGGGTGACGAGGACGACGAGCCAGCTCCCGCACCGAGCCCGGCTGCCGCTCCTGACAACGCTGCGGCCGCACCCGTCCGAGAGGACATCCAGCAGCTGGCACCACCCCCTGAGGCCCCGCTGGCCCGCACCATGCGCCTGCGGGTGATGCAAGACGTCACCATGCCCCAGCTCCAGGCCCTGGCCGTGTTCCTGCAATCCCGCCCCGGTCCCGGCACGCTGGTGGTGGACGTGGAAAGCATCCCAGACCCCTACGTCATGGATGGGGTGGTGGTCACCCCCGAGGACCGGGCTGCCCTGGCCGAGGCAACCGGGTGGGTCCAGTTCCACCTGGAGGACCCCTCTGCTCTGGTGACCGGGCCAATCGCCAGCTCGCTGACGTAGGAACCACACCGTGCCCACCGCTACTGGCTCATCCACCCGCGTCGGCGCCAGCTGGGAAGGTGCCAACGGCATCTGGGAGAAGGCCACCACCGAGGCCCACTGGGACGAGTTCCCCGAGGCTGCCCCGCTGGGGGACCGCCAGCGCAACCTCTACGTCACCGCTCGGCTCCACCAGCGCCTGCTCGACATGCGCTACCTGCGTGGGGGCATCGACGTCAACGCCTACAACCAGGAGGTCTGGCAGCTTGACCAGATCGCCCTGGGCTACCTCAACCCCTCCGAGGCCACCGATGGATGACGGACCACGCATCGACCAGGAGGTGGAGGCTCTGGCCGTCTGGACCACCCAGGCCATGCAGACCGCCGCCTTCTCCGCTCGACCGCCTCGCGTGCGCATCGAGTGGCAGCGCCACGGGCTGGCCGCCGTCCACGACCGCCTGGAAGACCTGAAGGACCAGAGCGCCAGCATGGGAGCGTGGCAAGAACACGCCATGCGCCAGCTGGGAGTTGCCCGCTCGCTGCTGGTGGAGGTGCAGGGCCATCACGACGACGTAGTGGGCACCGGCATCGAGGCCCAGGTCTCCACCATGGCCGCCCGTGGGATGGTCGCCGACGAGCGCCGCATCTCCCACGACACCCGGGCCATGCCCTGGACCCTGCGCCGGCGCCGAATCGAGCGGTCCATCCCCATGCTCGACTCCATCGAGCGAGCCTTCCGCCAGCGCCTCTACGAGCTGCGGGACGAGCGCATGGACCTGCGGGCACAGCTGCGCGCCATCGACCTCGGCGTGGAGATCGGGGAGTTGTAGCGCACACCCCGCCGCCGTTGACGTAGTAAGAACACGACCCCAAAGAGCAAGAGGAGCAACAATGCAGGTTGGCATGGACACCGAGGCCGCTGGCGCCGGAGGGGCATCGGTCTTCGACCTGCCCAAGTTGGACCCCAAGGTCCTCAACGAGCGGGCCATGGTCTGGCTGCCCGACCCCGACAGCATCCGACTCCAGTACGTCCACGCCCTCGGGGGCAAGAAGGCCCAGCTGCCCGGCCACCCCGAGCCCGCCTGGGGTGGAAACTGGCTCTGTGATGGCCGCAACGAGGTGCTGAAGGCGTCGAGCAACGGGCTCGACCCGGAAGCCTGCTTCATGTGCCGCGAGCACGCCGCCGGCAACAACCTGGTGGGCAAGAGCCAGCGAAAGTTCATCGTCCAGGTGGTGCGCTACAACACCGACCCCAACGGCTCCCTGCTCAACCCCTTCGGAGCCACGCTGCTGGTCTGGCAGTTCTCCGACAAGCAGTACCGCTTGCTCCAGGACATCGTGAGCACCTGGGGGAGCCTGCGAGACCGGGACCTCATGCTCACCTGCGACAACCTCGGCTTCAAGAGCTGGACCGTCCAGCCCACGCCCGAGGTGCTCTTCATGCGAGACCAGGGCTGGATTCAGCTCATCACCCAGGTGGTGCAGACCCAGGCCGTGCCCGGCGAAGACCTGGAGCGCATCCTTGGCCGGCGAGCCACCAACCAGCAGGAGATCCAGGCCAAGCTGGCCGAGATCACCCCCGCATCCATGGCGCCCGCCGTCGCCTACCAGGCCCCGGCCATCCCCGGGATGCCGCCCGGCATGGCTCCCGCTCCTGGGGTGATGCCGCCCCCGATGGCCCCCGCCGGCCCGCCGGCCATGGTGCCGCCGCCCGCCGTCGGCTACGCCCAGGCACCACCGTCGGAAGCGCTCTACCCCCCGGGTGGGCCCTTCGACCAGCCCCAGCAGGCCATGGCCGTCATGCCGCCCGCTCCGGCCATGGTGCCGCCGGCCATGCCCCCGACGCCACCGCCCACCGCCCAGGCCGGCCCGCCGCTGCCCGGCGTCCCCGACCTGCCCCAGGCTCCGGCTCCCGCCATGCCCCAGGCTCCGGCTCCCGCCATGCCCCAGGTGCCCGACCTCACCCAGCCGCCCCCGGCACCGGCTCCGGCTCCCGCACCGGCTCCGGCCATGCCCACGGCTCCCCCGCCGATGGTGCCGCCCCAGGCCGTCCCCGCCGCTCCGGCCCAGCCCGGCGTGCCGACCGACCTGGGTGCCCTCATGCAGGCCCCGCCGCCCCCGGCACCGCCCGCCTGAGCATGGATTACGACACCTTCATGGCCCGCCTCCAGGAGGAAATGCACCATCTCGGTTTCCGAGACGCAACCTCTCTGGAGGTGGCCGAGGGGGTGGACATGTTCGACCGCCTGACCGCCTGGCTCCGCCCCCAGCTGCCCGTCCTGGTCGACACCGCCCAGCTGCTGAACGGGAGCTACCTGCTCTCGCTCCAGGCGGCCGGCATCGAGTTGGACCCCGACCAGCTCTCCGAGCACACCCTCTCGGTAACCATGGTGCTGCTGGCCAAGATGGTGCGCTCGGGTGCAATCCAGCTCCCGCCGCCGTGCTGAACATCCTGGCAGCGGACCTCTCGCTGACCCAGACCGGGCTCTGTCTCCCTGACGGCTCCACCACCGTGTTCTGCACATCTGCTGGGACCGGGCTGGTTGGCATGGCCGAGCAGCGCCACCTGGTGGCCCGCCAGCTCATGATCCGAGACGCCGTGCTCGACTACGCCCGGCGCGCCGGCGCCGACCTGGTGGCCATCGAGGGGTACTCCTATGGCTCTCCCCAGCAGGCCACCCAGGTCGGGGGCATGGGTGCCATCGTGCGCCTCGGGCTGGAGGAGGAGCCCGACATGCGCTGGGTGGTGGTGCCACCAAGCTCCCGAGCCCTGTACGCCACCGGCAAGGGCAACGCCTCCAAGGACATGGTGCTCCAGGAGGTCGCCGCCCGCCGTGGCGCCACCTTCAAGACCACCGACGAGTGTGACGCGTGGGTCATCTGGGAGCTGGCCAAGGCCGCCTACGGGCTGCCCACCGAGGTCCAGATGCCCCAGAAGCACCTGGAGGCCCTCACCGGCGTGGACTGGCCGACGGTGCCCGTCGGCACCGGGCCCTTCGCTGGGTTCCCCGCCCAGCCCATCTCCACCTACAAGCCCAAGACCAAGAAGAAGCGGAGCTGACCACCATGGCCACCACCAAGGCTGGATACGTCGACTGGGACGCCGCCGACTACGAGGGCGTGACCGCCTGGTCATCCGGCAACGTCCTGCTGGACTGGCTTACCACCGTGGAGGGGCTCCCCAAGGGCCGCATCGTGGAGACCTACGGGCCAGAGTCGAGCGGGAAGACCTCGCTGGCCATGCAGACCGCCAGCTACGTCTGGAACACCGAGGGAATCCCTTCCCTGTTCGCTGACTTTGAGGACGCCTTCGACTCCACCTACGCCCGCTCGCTGGGGCTCACCGCCCAAGGGCTGCGCCTCTACGACCCTGCCACCATCGAGACGCTGGAGGACTTCCTGGAGGCCCTCACCCACTCGCTCCAGCCTGCCAACTTCGCCAAGGCACCCTTCGCCCTGGTCATCGTGGACTCCGTCGCCGCCTGCCGCTGCCGCTCCGAGATGGAATCGGGCGCCGCCGACCTGCGCACCACCGGCATGGAGAAGGCCCGCATCTGGTCCGACAACCTCCGCAAGCTGCTCCCGCTCCTGGCCGCCAGCAACGTGACCCTGGTGCTGGTCAACCAGATTCGGGACAACATCGACATCTCTGGAGCCTTCGTGCCCCCTGGGGTGGCCGCCATGCGCCCCAAGACCCGCACCCCTGGAGGCCGTGGAATCAAGTTCTACGCCTCGTTGCGCATCGAATACGAGGTCTCGTCCGACATCAAGGAGGAGCGCTACGACCCCGTGACCAACGAGCTGCGCAAGCAGACCGTGGGCAAGCACGTCTGGCTCCGGGTGACCAAGAACAAGGTGGGCCCGCCACCGTGGCGCCAGACCCGCCTTCAGATCCGAGACGGCATCGGCTTCGACCTGGCCCAGAACCTGCTGGACTTCGCCGTGGTCCACGGAATCGTCCATCGGGACCGCGGCGTCTACACCTTCCCCGGATCGCTCTCGGGCGCGGGCGAGCCCTTCACCATCGCCGCCAGCGGGGGTCACTCGGGCGACACCATCGCCGCCGAGCTGCTCCGCCAGCGCCCCGGCATCCGAGACGCCATCACCGCCATGGTGATGGAGAAGCTCAACAGCGCCTCCGAGTACGTTTCCGACCGCCCCGCCGTTCCAGACCCGCTGGACGAGGCCCCGCTGCCCCCAGTCCCCGCCGAGATCACCACCCAACCCCAGGAGACCACCCCCGCATGACCACCACACTGGAAGACGCCCGCACGGCTCTGGCCGCCACGTCAGGGCTGGCCGAGATCATCCACCCCTACGGGGACCAGCTCGCCTTCCGCTCCGCCCGCAACGATGCCGGCCAGGACGAGGTCTGGTTCGACCTCGGGCGCCAGAGCTACCGCCTGGAGCGTGAGGCTGCCTTCTCCGCCGTGACCCGCCTGCCCGGTGGCTCCGAGACCATGGCCGAGCGCTGGCCGTTGGACCTGGTGATCCCGGCTCTGACCTTCTTCTTCCAGCACCGGGAGGGGGAGTTCAAGGCCCTGGTGGACTCCGAGGGCACTCTGCGCCAGTTCGTCAAGCCCTCCGCTCTGCTCTTCGACCCCGTGCGAGTGCTCGACGCCATGGCCGACGCCATGGGCCAGCACGGGGGCAAGGAAAACGTGGTGGTGAAGGACTTCACCCACTCGCTGGACGAGACCCACTTCTCCGTCATCGTGCCCCAGGGGATGGCCGAGTCGTTCGTGGAGGCTCGCCCCGGCGATGTCACCGTGGGGGGCCTCTACTTCACCGGCTCGCTGCTGGGCAAGGGCAAGACCGAGCTGGCCGTCTTCACCGACCGGGTGCTCTGCTCCAACGGCATGGTCTCGCCAGCCAGCTCCACCCGCTTCCGCGCCGGCAACACCGAGGAGGGCGCCGAGGGGCCCATGGACAAGATGCTGGAGTGGCTGGTGACGAGCTGCGAGAGCCTCACCCACCACTCGCTGCCCGAGGAGTTCCAGCGCCTCCGGCACCTGACCGAGCACGTTGTGGATGACGCCCATCTGGCCACCACCATGGCTGACATCTTCTCCCGCTTCTCCATCCCCGCCACCGCCCACTCGCCCATCCACGAAGCGCTGGTTGAGGAGGCCGACGGCACCATGTACGGCATCGTGCAGGCCATCACCCGCGCCGCCCAGCACGCCCCGGGGCTGACCGACTCCCAGCGCTACGCCCTCATGCGCCGCGGTGGGGACGTCACGCTGCACGCCCAGGTGCTCTGCGACACCTGCCAGCGTCCGATGCCCGACGGCGCGGCGTAGTAACACCGTCATGGCCAAGATCCTCATGGAGTTCGACTCACCAGAAGAGCTGGCAGCGTTCGCCGCCGGCAAGGGCTCGGGAGTGGCGCTGGCCATGCCCGTGGTCATCGCCAACTCCCACGCCCAGAGCATCGCCCTGGTGGGTTCCGTGGGCGACTACGAGGGCTCCGAGGCCCTCATCATCACCGTGGCCGGCCGAGGTGCCGAGGGCCAGCCCAACGTGGTGATGCTGGGCCCTGGGGAGCGACGGGTGGTGGCCAGCGCGTGATCGAGCGCCTGCGCATCCGGGGCTTCCAGAGCTTGGAGGACGTGGACCTCTCGCTGGGGAGGTTCACCGTGCTGGTGGGCCCGTCCAACAGCGGGAAGAGCGCCATCCGCCGAGCCCTGGAGGCCGTGACCACCAACGCCGCCCCCGCCGGCCGGCTGCGCACGGGCGCCGACCAGATCACCGTGGAGGTGGACGCAGGCCCTTGGTGCAGCGTCGTCTGGGAGAAGGGCCCCAAGCGCAACGCCTACACCGTCACCACCGAGACCGGCACCGTGGTGCAGGACAAGCCAGGCTCCACCGCCACCCCCGAGGTGGCCGCCGTGCTCGGGCTCGACGCCGACAACTTCTCCGACCAGTTCGATAGGCCCTTCCTGCTGGGCGAGACGCCCTCCGCGGTGGCCAAGGCCCTGGGAGAGCTGACCAACATCACGGTGCTCTTCGACGCCCAGCGGGAGGCCAGTCGCCAGCGCACCGAGCACGGGCGCCGAGCTACCACGCTGGCCGAGCAGCTCGACCGAGCCACCACCGAGCTGGCTTCCTACGACGACCTGCCCGAGGAGGACCGCCAGCTGCGGGCCATCGCCGCCCAGCTGGCCACCACCAAGGCCGCCCAGGACGACTGGGTACGCCTCGCCCACGCTCTGCGCGCCGCCCGCCAGGCGCGGGACGCCCTCGCCACGACCTCCGACTCCCTGGCCGCCCTCCCCGACCCCACCGAGGCCCTGAGGCTGCTCGCCCAGGCCGAACAGGCCCGGGCCGGAGCCGCCAAGCTGCGCCTGCGAGCGGACGCCGCTGCCCACTACGCCAGCCAGGCCACCGAGGAGCTGCCAGAGGCCCCCGAGCTGCCCCCAGACCTGTCCATCGCCGTGGCCTACTCCCAGACCCTCCAGACCGCTCTGCGGAGCGCCCAGGCCCTCGCCATCGACACCGAGGGCCATGCCCTCCAGATCGAGCTGGCTGGCCGGGACAAGGCCGAGGCTCTGAGCCAGCTCACCACCTTCGACACCTGCCCGCTCTGCGGAGCGCCGGCCGACCTGGGAGCAGCATCGTGAAGTTGGGGATCGTGGGGGACATCCACCTGGACACCCGCCCGCCTGGGCGCCGCACCGAGACCTACCTGGCTGACATCCAGGCCAAGCTGGACGAGGTCGCCACCCACTCCCAGGAGGTCGACGCCTGGGTGCTCATCGGGGACGTGTTCCACTCCAAGCGCGCCAACCGGGTGCCACCCTCGCTGGTGCTCTGGACCTGGGACTGGCTCTACACCCTGGCCGGCGTCGCTGGTCGGCGCATCTTCATCGTGCCCGGCAACCATGACCTGGCCGACGGCTCCATCGAAAGCCTGGCCCGCCAGCCGCTCGCCATCCTCGGGCGCCACCCCGCCGTGACCCTGGCCCTGGGAACGGCTGCTCCTGGGGGACCTGAGGCCGAGGCCCTCTCTCACGGCCGGCTCTTCATGGCCGTGCCCGGCACCGGCCCCGTCTGCGATGCCACCGTGCCCGCCGACCAGCTCTTCACCTTCGACGCCGTGGAGTGGGTCGCCGCCCACGCCCCTGTCGACACCCAGCGCCGGCCCTGGGCCACCTACGACGCCAACGAGCTGCCCCTGGGCACCAACACCAAGGGCATCATCTACGGCCACCAGCACGACCGTGCCCGCGCCTTCCGCCGGCCCGACGGCAAGCTGGTCATTGCCACCGGAGCCATCGCCCGTGGCAGCGTGGCCGAGGCTGACCACGCCCCCGCCTGGGTGGTGCTCGACACCGAGACCGAGGACGTGGACATCCGCCCCATCACCTGCGCCCGCCCCTCGGGCGAGGTCTTCCGCTGGGCCGAGCGCGCATCCGAGGGCGCCCGAGATGAGGCCATGGCCGCCTTCACCGACGCCTTGGGGGCCAGCACGCTGGAGGGCTTCTCCCGGGAGGGTCTCATCGACGGCATCCGCCAGCGCTCCGACCTGCCTGAGCCCGTGCGGGCCAAGGCCGTGGAGATCCTGGAAACGACCGGGTGAGCGACAACCCCCCGCTCATCTTCCTGAGCTACACCGCCGCCAAGCGCTACGCCGACTGCGCCTTTCTCCAGTACGCGCACAAGACCAAGCAGGTGAAGAAGGCCCCCAACGAGCTGCCGTTCTTCGTTGGGCGCGTGGTCCACACCGCCGCCGAGACCTGGCTCCACCGGCGCGGCACCGCCCCCATGGCCACGCTGATCGGGCCGGCATGGGCCAAGGAGGAGGCCGAGGTGGTCGCCGCCGGCACCGTCATCTGGTCCCCCGAGAAGCGGACAGCGGAGTGGGACCGGGCCGTCCTGGTCGCCACCACCTTGGAGAGGATGCTGGAAGCCCTGCGCATCACCGCGCTGAAGCACGTCGCCATCGAGCAGAAGTTCTCCACCGTGCTCGACCACGCCACCGGCGCCGCCATGTACGCCCAGGCTGACATCCTTGCCCTGAGCAACGACGGCACCACTGGCTACCTCTGTGAGCTGAAGTCTGGCAAGAGCTACGACCCCTCCCAGCCTCCGTGGTACGTGGCCGTCATCGAGCGCGACCCCACCTACGCCAACGTCCAGAGGTGGCTGGCCGTACCGCTGCGCCCAGCGGTCTCCGACACCGTCACCCCCGTTGACGTAGTACCACTCCAACGAGAAGAACAGCGCCAGCGGGTGCGTTCCATCGTGAACGACATGCAGGCCGGCAAGTGGGACCCGAGCCCAGGTTGGTACTGCAACACCTGCGAAGCGAAGAACGTGTGCCCGAGCTACCAACGCACCTATGGGCATCTCCAGAGAGGAAGGGTCGGACTTGGCCGCTGAAGACCAGATCGAACAGGTGCGGAGGCTCCAGGCCAGCGCCCAGGAGGCCGCCACCAGGCGTGCCACCGCCATCGCCCTCCAGCAGAGCGCCCAGACCCAGCTGAACGAGCTGCTGGCATCCAACGAGGTGGCCACCGTGGAGGAGCTGGAGGCCAAGGCCACCGCCGCCGAGCACCACGCCGCCACGCTCATCGCCCAGGCCGCCGCCGCTCTGGGGGTGGCCCCGTGATCGACCTCGTCAAGGCCGAGGTCTCCAGCCTGGTGGCCGGGGCTGGCTCCGTGATCGACAAGGCCGGGATGGCCCACCCTGTCCTGGGCTACCTGCTCATCGAGCCCGCGGGCTCCAGGCTCGTGAACATCCGAGCTGCCGGCCAGGCTGCCCACGCCGTCTGGAGCCTGGACGCTGGGGACCTCGCTGCCCCGCTCGCCATCCAGCACGCCCACCTGGCCAAGCTGCACAACCTCATGCCAGTCGGCACCACGCTGCGTATCGAGTCCGACGGCTCGACCATCGCCGTGGCTCTCCGCCGCTCCGGCACGGTCATCGGCACCTGGACCGTGCCTGCCGCATCCGCCAGCACGCTCGCCTACTTCCCGCCCGAGCCCACCCCTGAACCCGGTGGGGACCCCGAGACGTTCGTTTCCGAGGCTCTGGCAGACGCCCTGGCCCAGGTCGCCTGGTTGACCACCGACGACTCCACCGTCCAGATCATCGACGGAGCCACCGTGCTCGCATCGAGCTGGAGCGCCGCTCACCGGGTGGTCATGCCCCACCGCCCCCCCTACTCCGCCGTGACCATCGTGCCTGGTCGCGCTGCTCGTGTGCTGCGAACCACCCTGCCCAAAGATCGGGGGGCCACCGTCACCTGGCTGACCGATGAGCACTTCCACCACCTGACCTACCGAGGGGCCAGGCTGCACCTGGCCAAGTGGTCTGGCGCCGTGGAGAATGTGCGAGCCCGGTTCTTCCCTCCGACCAACAGCCCCGACGTGACCGTGTCGGCCGCTCGGCTGGCCGGCTGCGTGGCTCGCGCCTCGGCACTCTCCGACTCCGTTGACCTCGCCACTACGGGATCGGGAGTAGTGCCACCAGAAGGACCACCCCTTCGCCCTGGTGACAGGGCCGACAGACCCAACCGAGCCATCGGCATGGGGCTGACTGTCTCGGCTTCTGACGGCTCCAGCACCCAGACCACCGACGCCACCATCCCCGGGGCCGGCTGGCGCGCCCCGGTGCGGTTCCAGGCCACCCAGCTCGCATCCGCCCTGGACGCCTTCAACGGGGAGCACATCCACATCGAGAGCGCCGGCACCGGCACCGTGATCTTCTCCGAGCCCGACGGCACCCAGGCCGTCTCGCTGGTCCCGCTGGCCAGCGTGGTCCTGTGACCACCTACGCCGAGCTGGCCAGCGCCTACGAGGAGCGCCGCTCCGCCTTCCTGCGCCGCCTGGGGGAGGCCACCTCCCGCCACGCCCAGGTGGAAGACCTCGCCGCCCAGGTGTCCACCGCCACGACTGAGGCCGAGCTGGCCGGCCACGTCGCCGCCCTGTTCCAGAGCTACTCCGAGGCCGAGCACGCCCAGCTGCGCCAGCGCATCGAGGCCCTGGTGACCGCCGGCATCGAGGCCGTCTTCGGGCCCATCTACGCCTTCAAGGTCACGACCACGACCGAGCGCAACCAGGCCGTCATCCGCTTCTCGCTGGAGACCCCCGACGGCACCGAGCACCCCGTCATGGACGCCCAGGGTGGTGGGCTCGCCAGCATCGTGGGCTTCATCCTCCGAGTGGTGGTCCTGGTGCTGCGCCCGGGTGCCCGGCGCCAGCTGCTGGTGCTGGACGAGACCTTCGGCATGGTCTCCGCCGAGTACCACGACCGCCTGGCCGTGTTCCTGCGCTCGCTGGTGGACGACCTCGGGCTCCAGCTGCTGCTCATCACCCACGCTCCCGCCCAGGGAGCCTACGCCGATGTGGTCTACCGGGTGAGCAAGCCCGGCACCGCCACCGTGGTCACCAAGATCGGCTCGGAAGACCTCTAGCGCACATCTACGGGGACTTTACCGGAGTAAATATCTCCACAAATGTGCGAGAAACGCTTGCGCTTTCGTAAGCCATCGACTAAGGTGCTCTACATGGAAGCCACCAACACCACCGCCGCCACCGCCAAGTTCACCGAGGCCATCACCCGGGCCGCCGAGATCATGGGCACCATGGTCAACAACGGGGCCACCGTGGACGAGGCCATCGCCGCCTGCGAGGAGCTGCACCCCGGTCTCGGCCGGATCGCCCGCACCTTCGGCCCCGCCATGAAGCAGGTGGTGGCATGACCCCCACCATCATGACCGAGACCGCCGCCCAGTTGGCCAAGGCCACCTACGCCGGCCGCCAGCTGCCCCGGCAGTTCACCACCGCCGACGGGTACACCGTCGCCCTGGCCGGCGACAACGGCTGGGTCTACCTCACCGGCCCCGCCGGCAACGACCTGGGCCGGCACACCACCGTGGGTGAGGCCCTCCAGGCCGCCGCCCAAGCGCCCGCCACCATCACCGAGCCCTTCTACGCCGTGAGCCCCCACCGCACCGGCGTCTTCTGGTTCCCCACCATGGACGAGGCCAACCTCTGGGCCGCCCGGAACGATGGGCAGCGCCTGGGCCCCCAGCAGGTGGACGCCTGGGTGCGTCGGTTCTGCACCGCCATCCACATCCACCGGCTCCACCAGCTGGACCACGGCACGCCCGAGGCCGAGCTGGTCGCTTGGGAGGCCCTGACCCCCGAGGCTCGCGGTGGGTACCTCCGACGCGCCAAGGAGGTGCTGAGCCGATGAAGGTTCTGACCACCGCCCCTGACGGCACCATCGCCACTCCCGAGGCTCCCGACGCCCCACCGTTCGATGCCCAGTACGCCTGGCTCTGCGGGACCGTGGGCGGGCCGCTGGAGGCCGTCCAGATGACCAACGAGGCCCACGCCTACGTCTGCGAGGAGGGCCGCTACAACGGCTCCGAGCGCAACCCCGCCGCCACGCTGCACGTCCTGGCCGCCGTGGCCGAGAGCGGACGCACCCTCATCGGGGACATCCACGGCACCATGGTGGTGCTGGGCCGCTCCGGGGCTGACGAGGCCGAGGTGCCCGAGCGGGAGCTGGTGCGCGCCGAGCGCCTGCGGGCCATCGTGGCCGAGGGATGACCCTCCCGCTCGCGCTCACCTACCGGCCGCGCACCTTCGCTGACCTCTCGGGCCAGCCCATGGTCGCCACCGTGCTGGAGGCCGCCGTAGCGGCCACCCGAGCCAGCGCCGGCGCGCCGGCCACGTTCCTGTTCTCGGGACCGCCAGGCACCGGCAAGACCTCCACCGCCAGGATGCTGGCCGCTGCGCTGAACGCCCCCGAGGGCTACGCCTGGGACATGGCCGCCATCGTGGAGGTGGACGCCGCCACCAACAACGGCGTGGACCACGTCCGATCGCTGGTCCAGGGCTCCGAGTACGCCGTCACCACCCACCACCGCACCTACGTGCTGGACGAGTGCCACGCCTTCACCGACGAAGCCTGGCAGGCCCTGCTGAAGGCCCTGGAGTCACCCCCGCCGTCCACCACCTGGGTGCTGGTCACCACCGAGCCCTCCAAGGTGCCCGAC